TTGGAACTGAAGTAGAGCATAGTCCTGCACACGGACAACGAACATTGTTTGTTGTAGGACTACAGCCCAAAGAAGAAATTCTAGCTCGCGCACTAAACAACAAATGTCCACATATCTATCTAGGTGCTAACCAAAGTTTTGCACCCAAGGACAGTGATTGGGAGCATTGGGACGCTTTAATTTCCGGCCTACTGCGAGACGGTATTTGGGTTACATTAGACTTTGACAGCGAGTATGCCAAGCATCCTTGGTTTCACGATAATGGTTGGTGTGAGTTTGATAACTTTATTCCAATGATTAGCGTTAAACTGCCTTATATCCGCTTGTATAATTACAATGCAACTATTAAGGTTGATGATACAGGATTTAAGAAATCAAATCCAGGCGTTTGGTGTCATAGTTTGCATGACCTAATGGATAGATCAAAGTTCACAGATTGGTCTAAATATACTAAAGATGAAGTTATTACTTGACAATATAGGAGTTATAGTATACTATAATACAGTATGGAAATAAAATTAATTTGTAATGATAAAGGGATAATTGTTTCTACAGCAGTAAAAGTAGATAATTTGAGCACAGAAGAAAATTTAAAAGAAGTATTTTTTTCGTTTGTTAAGTTTTTAGATAAGTCGGGTGCTGTATTTCCTGAAGAGTTGCAACAAATCATGAAGGAGTTTGAACAGTGACATTATATGAAGTAGCAGTGGCAATCGCATTAGGTGTATTTTTTATTGTGCTATCCTGGTTTATTATCGAATCAAACCAGTATATTTCAGAACGCAATCGATTAAGAAAAGAAACAGGCAAATACTATGAACACGATATTCATGAAGAACTGCTGAAACAAGCAAAAGAAAAGACTAATACTAAGGACGAAAAATGAGAAGCATTTGGGTAACATTTCAGAAGGAAGGTATTCACATGTATCCGGGGGCGGATACAGATCCTAAGTTAGCAACAGGCGACTGGGATGATGTTAGTTTTCTAGGTGTGCCGCACAGGCACATTTTTCATTTCCGTGTGTGGATCGAAGTATTCCACAATGACAGAGACATTGAATTTATTCAGTTCAAACGCTGGCTAGAACGACAGTACAGCGAAGGCGTACTTGAACTGAACCACAAGAGTTGCGAGATGATCGCAGACGATTTAGCTAAAGTGATTATGAAGAAATACCCTAATCGCTGGCTAAAGATTTCAGTAGCCGAAGATAATGAAAACGGCTGCGAGATCGACTATCCCGTTGAATGGCATGTAGACGGGCCAACCAACTTTAGATAAGGAGAAAAACATGACTGAAACACATCTAAAAATGAAGGCACTCTTTGACGAGTATCTCAAGGAATCGGAAGCATTTGAAGTAAAGGGCGTTAAGGCAGCAGCCGCTCGCGCTCGTAAGGCACTAGGCGAACTTGGTAAGTTGTCAAAGGTTCGTCGTGCTGAAATTCAAGATAAGAAGAACGCTGCTAGCGCAGCCTAAGGGGATATAAAATGCAAGGATCAATTTCTAATTCGGCACAATATGTAACCAGCGGTATGAATCGTGTTTATTCAAACATGTTTATGGCTGTTATGAATTCAATGCTAGTAAGTTATTTTGTAAGTACTAGCCCAGTACTGATGGCATTTTTGTTTACTGGTGTAATGAAGTGGATTGTGATCCTTGCACCTTTGGCGGCAATTTTTGCTATCAGCTTTTATATGGATAAGGTAACAAAAGGTCAAGCAATGCTTATGCTGCACGGATTTGCTGCATTAATGGGTATTAGCTTTGCAGCAATTTTTGTTGTGTACACATCAATGAGTATTGTACAAGCATTTCTTGGTGCAGCATGTTTGTTCTTAGCTATGAGCTTGTACGGTTATACTACTAAGCGTGATCTTACTAGCGTTGGTCAGTTTATGTTTATTGGTCTAATTGGTATCATCATTGCTAGCATTGTCAATATCTTTATTGGTAGCAGTCTAATGCAAATGGTAGTGAGCGCATTAGCTGTTATTATCTTCCTAGGACTTACTGCATATGATACTCAAAAGATTCGAGAAATGATTGCATATGATCGCGATGGTCATGCTGAAGTTAGTGGCGCACTAACATTGTATTTAGACTTTATTAATATTTTCCTCAACTTGCTACAACTATTTGGTAACAGACGATGAGTTCTAATACAGATATAACAGCTAACACAGTAACTACACCAGCTGAAAAAGTTGACAGAGAAACTGCGGATCGCCTAAATAACTATGCACAAAGTTTAAATGATCCTATTACTCATGTAGTTGACTATGGTGGTCTGCTAGACGACAAGAAGAAAAAGAAATGAAATTATTTTTAGTTGAACTCGAACCGGTTGAAACTCGATACACAGCACAGTGGCAAGTCCACTTGCCTGTGCAACTACGCGAAGCCGGATTCGATGTTGAAGTAATCGAAGGACCTAGTGATGCGCCTCAGGATACAACTCCTGGGGCCTTCCTTAACTTTAGTGGCACTAACTACTGGAAGAGCGAGCAGCTTAAAACTATCGCTGGCATGTTTGCAGCAGGCAAAGTGAAAGATGGAGATTACTTCCTTTACACTGATGCGTGGAATCCAACAGTCCTACAGCTAAAATATATGGCTGAACTATTAGGTGTAAAGATTAAAATTGGCGGCATGTGGCACGCCGGCAGCTACGACCCAGCAGACTTCTTAGGTCGTCTTATTGGTAATGCACCCTGGGTACGACACACAGAGAAGGCGTTATTCCATGTGTTTGATCAGAACTTCTTTGCAACACAATTCCATGTGGATATGTTTGCAAGTGAACTACTACACGACGGACTGTTTAATGAGTACTCTTGGTACAAGGACTACATAGCAGAGCTAATGAACAGCGGCAAAATTACCATTGCTGGCTGGCCCATGGAATACTTAGAGGACGCTATGCTACCATACGCAGACGCTGACAAGGAAGATTTGATTCTTTTCCCTCATCGTATTGCGCCCGAGAAGCAGCTAGAAATTTTCAAAGATTTAGAGCAGCATCTGCCCCAATACAAGTTTGTTGTATGCCAGGAACAGAAGCTAACCAAGCACGAATATCATAAAATGCTAGCGAAAGCTAAGATGGTGTTTAGTGCTAATCTACAAGAGACACTAGGTATCAGTTGGTATGAGGGCGCATTAGTTGGCGCAATACCATTGGTTCCTGACAGACTAAGTTATAGTGAAATGGCGCTTAACGAATTTAAATATCCTAGCGACTGGACAATAAATTATGAGTTGTATCTGCAACACAGAGAGCAGATTGTACAGCATATTAATTATTTAATGACTAATTATAATAACTTAAAGCCCGTTATTCAAGAACAACGTAAAAAATTAGCAGATGATTTCTTTAGTGGTAATGCACTCTACAATATCATCAGGAGAAATGATAATGGTTAAAGACACACAAAAAACAGTATTAGTTACAGGCGGCAGCGGCTATGTAGGCGGTATGGTATGTCGCTTGTTAGTTGCAGCTGGCCATAATGTTATTAACATTGATAAAAAGAAAAAAGAAATCGATGGTGTAACTCAATACCCGTTTGATATTGATAATAATCAACTTAAAGGCGTTATTCAATTAACAAGACCAGATACTATCATGCATTTTGCTGCTGATCATGAAGTTGGTCGTAGTATGGTTGAACCTGGCAAGTACTACTGGAACAACGTTGCTAACACTATCGCATTGCTTAATCATGCTGTTGGCGCAGGCGTAAAAAACTTTGTGTTTAGCAGTAGCAGTAGTGTATACGGCACAAGTGACACTTTCCCTACACCCGAGACAACTGAGCGTGATCCTGTATCGCCATACGGAAAAACAAAAAAGATCGTAGAGGATATTCTAGTTGACTACTATCGTGCATACGGATTAAACTTTACTTCATTGCGCTATTTTAATGCTGCTGGTGCTGATCCTGAACTAAAGCATGGTTACACTCAAGACCCTGCTAGTCACTTAATTCCTATTCTAGCTAGAGCAGCAATTAACGGCGATACGGTTGATATATATGGCGACGATTATGCAACAGCAGACGGTACAGCAGAACGCGATTACACGCATGTAGCTGACATTGCAACTGCTCATCTTGCAGCAATGCAATATTTAGAAGACGGTGGAGTAAGTGGTGCGTTTAACATTGGCGCTGGCAGTGCAACTAGTGTACTAGTAGCTATCAACACATTTAATCGCGTTAATCAAACCAATATTAGATACAATATTGCTGATAGGCGACCAGGTGATCCTAAACAAACATTTGCTGATATCACAAAGGCAAAAAATTCGTTTGGTTGGGAGCCTGTATATACATTAGAAGATATTGTTAAACATGCCTACGAATGGGAAAAGAAAGTGCAAAAGGTAAAGTGATATGGTAAAAGAAGTTAAAGGTGGCACATTTGCGCCAGCAGATATTCCAGTAATTAAGCGAGCATTACAATCATACGTTGCAGAAGTACAGCGGATTGAGGGCTACAGTGATCGAGACCCGCATCCCGATCTTAGTGTAGCTGCTAATCTATTACATAGACTTGGAAGAATTGGTGATGCCTAAATACGAATATCTATCACACGAAGATATGAATAACTACTATGCAGAAGTTATTCGTAATATATCAGTTGACAACTTCACCCCAGAGGTTGTTTTTGCGCCAATGCGCGGCGGTGCCGATCTTGGCATCAAGTTAAGTAATTATTATGATATTCCTTTTGAAGCTCTACAGTGGCAGACCAGAGACGGCGTTGAAAGAGATGTAGAACGACTGAAAGAATTATACGCAACGTATGAAGGAAAAAACATTTTAATTGTTGATGATATCTGCGATACTGGTGACACACTCAAAGGTATTGAACACGTATCTGGATACAACAGAACTAATATTAGATTTGCAGTTGCTATTGAAAATGTTGAATGTGGTTTTGTATGTGACTACTCTGCTAGGCAGATTGGTAGATCAGACGACACGCAATGGTTTGTCTTCCCTTGGGAAGATTGGTGGAGGCGATAAATTTACATAAAAATGATAAGTTTTTATGTACTTTGCCTAAATAAGATTGACAAACTTGCATTTTGTCTGTATAATAAAACAAATAGACATCCACGTCTATAACTCGGAGAAAAAGTATAATGACAGAAAAAAATCTATCTCAAGTCCTTCGTGAACAAATGAAACTCGATGGCAAACGATTTTGGGCCGGTGATAATATTTCAGAATACATCACTGAAGAAAATAAACACAATCTTATTAATGAAGCAACTAATGCGTTTGAGACAGTTCTCGATACGCTACTAATTGATCGTGAAAGCGATCCAAATAGTCATGGTACAGCACGTCGATTGGCTAAGATGTATTTTAATGAAATAATGGCAGGAAGATATGACCCAGCACCAGACGCAACAGCATTTCCCAATGACTCGGCAGACCGTTACGAAGGTATGCTTGTGGTTCGCAGTGAGCTTCGCAGTATGTGTAGCCATCATCACCAACCTGTGGCTGGTGTTGCTTATATTGGTCTTATTGCTGCTGAAAAACTCATCGGACTCAGCAAGTACACACGCATCGCACAATGGTGTGCAAGACGTGGAACTCTCCAGGAGGAACTTGCTAATGATATTGCTAGGGAAATCGCCAAAGCCACAGGAGCCAAAGACCTAGGTGTTTATATTCAAGCTACACATGGTTGTTGCGAAAACCGCGGCATTATGGCACACAGTTCGCTAACACAAACAACTGTGTTGCGCGGTGCGTTCAAGGATGACTCTGGCACAAAGAAAGAGTTTTTTGATAATATTAAACTGCAACAGGAATTTGCACCACGATGACAAAATTTAAATCATACGAGCGTACTACCACTGTTGAGTGTATAGATAATAATAAAATAGTTGAAGCAGACGTAATCACTTATGTTGAGGGCAAATATTTAACTGTATCACTTAACACTGTGCGAGTTAATCTTCAGTATAATCAAAAATATAACAATTACATCGGCGCAATGGGCGGGCTTGAATTTCAAAGCACAGGACCAAAGGCATTAGGATATTATCGATGATTAAAACTAAAGGGCCGCGCAACATTCATGTTGTTGCTCGAAATAATGTGCCTGTTTCAGATATATGCGACTGTGTTGCCGAGCATAAACCGTTAGACTGGATCATGAGCAGATATCTAGTCACTGAAGATGAAGTGTTTGAGTGCATTGATGCATATATTGATTTTGCAGAAAAGAAACCATATATGCTTGAGTTGCGGTGCGCTGCCGATCCAGATGATGCTAACATTCACGGAATTGAAACGTCTCAGATAAATGATAAGATGTATTTTAGTATTTTAACTTACGGTAGATTATTTTTTGATATTAAGCCGCTACAGGATCTGTTTACATATGCTCTTAACTTAGTTATTATTGAATCAGTGCTCGATCTTAAAGAAAATGTTGTTGTTGATGCTGATAGTATGCACGGTGTAGTACTTGCTGCATTTAAGCAGAGCTACGGTGATATTGATCATACAAATATTGATCATGTTTTATCGCAGCTCGATCATACAACACTAATGAAGATGATGAAAAATGAACGACATTAAATATAGCGAACTATTCTATAGCGCACAAGGTGAAGGTAAGTATGTTGGTATACCCAGCCTTTGGTTGCGTTTCTTTCTCTGCAACCTACAATGTAATGGGTTTGGTCAGTGCAATCCTACTGATCCGAGTACATATGAATTGCCATATGAAACACTTGATATTAGTGATATTAAACGTGTTGAAGACTTACCTGTGTTTGATAAGGGGTGCGACAGTAGTTATACATGGAGTAAGCGTTACAGCCACTTAATTACAAACCGTAGTGTAGAAGAAACAGTTGATAATTTAACTGCACTATTACCGCACGGTTTGTTTGAACATCCAGTTAGTAAGCAACAAGCACATATGGTGTTTACTGGCGGCGAACCGATGCTCAAGAAATCACAGGAAGGCATTATTGCTATTCTCAATGAGTTTGGTAATAGACTAAACATGCCTAAGAATATTACAGTTGAGACTAATGGCACACAGCCTCTTACACCAGAATTAGAACAGTTTATCACCGAGTACTTTTGGAAGTATGGCGGTGATTGGTACTGGAGCGTAAGTCCTAAACTTTGGAGTACAGCCGGCGAGAAGCATAAGAAAGCCATTAAGCCAGAAGTGCTTGCCGCATATGATCGCATATCTAGACACGGTCAACTAAAGTTTGTTGTAAATGGCAGCAAGGAAAGCTGGCAGGAAGTAGAAGAAAATACAAAACTATTTCGTGATGCTGGCTGCGACTTTCCTGTATGGATTATGGGCGTTGGCGGTACGTTAGAAGGTCTTAAAATTACAGAAGCCACGATTGCTGACGAAGCAATACAGCGCGGATATAACTATACAAGTCGTGTACATGTACACATTTATGGAAATGCAATTGGAAAATAAAGTTTACACTGTTGTAGATAATATTTTCTCTGATAAGGTTTTAGCTATTTTGAAACCTTATGCTAAACTTTTGCCGTCTGATAAAAGTAGTTATGATGTGTGGGCTGCTGAATCTACTAACAATAATACAGCACCAGAATGTTTTACTTGCGATGTACTAGGCAAAGATAGACTCGCAGTTATTGATGAATTGTACAATAATAGTGACCTTCCTTGCTATCAGAAAAAATGGCTTAAGGATTGTGATATTGCTATTCAAAAATTACCAGTAGGCGGGTTTATACCTAAGCATACTGATCATTGCATTTTTAGTTTAACAGTATTTTTGTCAGAAGTAAAAGGCGGTGAATTTTATTGGTGGGGTCAAACCAATGAAAAACACATTGTTCAATCAAGTTATAATAAAGGAATTTTTTCTTATCAAGATACATTTACTAGAGGTTTTCCGCATGAAGTGGAAACAGTTGAACAAGGAGTGCGATTTACTTTGCAACTTTTTGTATTTGATAAGAAAAAACAATCTAATGAAACACAAGGTGTTGTTTGGGAGATAAATCAATGAAGAAAAAAATACCATTTTGGATGCTGCCTGCTAGTTGGGGGCTGAACGGTAAAACTAGAGCGATTGCTGAAGTAGAATATTATTTTGAAGGCAAAGAGCTAGAAGAAAAACTAGCAGAGATTGGCGGTAATACTCCGGAAGATAAGGAGGTCGCAGTACTAGCAGTTAAGCTCAAGCATGAGGAAATCAGCCAGGATGCATATGACAAAGCAGTTGCCACCATTCGAAAAGAACCATGGGTAAATGTTGTTAAGATGGGTGTTAATCCATCTAATGTTGCAGCAGGTTACTTTGAACTTGATTGGAACGAAGAATTTATTGCAATGCTATATGAAAATGGTTATGTAGGCCAAAGTGACGAGGAAGTTGTTAACAAATGGTTTAATGACGTTTGTCGCACTGTGCTTATTCAAGAAAAAGCTGATTTAGATTACGGTTTAGAACAAACGGAGCGAGGCGATGTCCAAGTTAGAAGAGACGGCAAGGAATAAGTTGGCCACATTAATGTCTGCGGTGCAGCCAATTATTGACCAACATATCTCTAATATGGATACAAAAGAGGTAGATTATATCTTGACAAATTACCGAAAGTATCTTAAAATAGACTTAGAGAGAGACTTAGAAAAGGCAAGACTTTCCAAATTAACAGCAAGCCCTTTTGACGATATATTGAACGGTGGATTAAATGGCTAATTATATTCTAGTAGACAGTTTGAATATGTTTTTTCGTGCCAAGCACGTAGGTGGCGGCAAGGACATTGATATGCGTGTGGGCATGGCTATGCATATCATGTTTAACAGTGTACGCAAGGCATGGCGCGACTTTAACGGTGATCATGTTGTGTTCTGTCTTGAGGGTCGTAGCTGGCGCAAGGACTTTTATCCTCCATATAAGGCTAATCGTAAAGTAACAGCAGACAAGCGTAGTCCTAGAGAGATCGAAGACGATGAGCTGTTCTTTGAAGCATATGATGAGATGGTTAAGTATTTTAACGATAAGACTAATGCTAGTGTTATTCGTTGTCCTAATGCTGAAGCAGATGACCTTATTGCTACATGGATACAAACACACCCTGACGATAACCATATTATTGTTAGCACTGACAGCGACTTTTATCAATTACTGGCGCACAATGTTAAACAGTATAACGGTACAACTGATCAGATTGTTAGCTTAGATGGCTTCTTTGATGCTAAAACTGGCAAGCAAGTTATAGATAAGAAAACAGGTAAGCCTAAGCAGATTGGCGATCCTGCATTTATTTTGTTTGAAAAATGTGTACGCGGTGACAGCACTGACAATGTGTTTAGTGCTTTCCCAGGTGCCAGGCTGCAAGGCAGTAAGAACAAGACAGGTATTACAGAAGCGTTTGAAGACCGTAATCGCGGTGGCTATAACTATAACAACTTTATGCTACAGCGTTGGACTGATCACGAAGAAGTAGAACATCGTGTGCGCGACGACTTTGAACGTAATCGCATACTCATTGACCTTACTGCACAGCCAGATGATGTTAAGGATGCGTGTCGTGTTATTGTACGCGATGCAGTTAATAAACCACATGTGGGACAAGTAGGTATTCACTTTATGAAGTTTTGTTCTAAGTGGAATATGCAGCGTCTAAGTGATAATGCGGGTGACTTTGCTGAAATCCTCGGCAGAGGCATTACTGAAAGTAAAATGGTTGCTGCTTAACTTCGATGCTAAACTTAACGAATGGATTATATCGTGTCTAAGCACATGATTGAGTGGACGGAAACTGAAAAGGCTTTTTGGATTTTAGAAAATGGTGAACCTAGATTTGCTTGGATTTTTGAACGTAATGGTGATATTGTTTACAAAAGACCAATGGCAGAACCAGGAACAAACCTTCCGCCGTGGGTTAGCACAGACCGAGAAGAAGTAACTGACAAAATTGTTGGTAGAGAAGTTAACATGATTATATTGGATGATTTGAAATGAACACATTGACTAAAGAAGAAAAACAATTTGAGACAGAAGAGGGTCGTAAATGGCTACAAGACATGCTGCACACAGGTCCTGTTACTGTAACCTTTACCAAGAAGGATGGCGAAACTCGTGTAATGACTTGTACATTGCAGGAATCGTCTATTCCAGAACAGCATCGACCAAAGCCTATTGCTGAAGGTCAAGAACAGCGTAAACGCAGTGATACTAATCTCAGTGTTTGGGATATTAATGCTGAAGGCTGGCGCAGCTTTATTTTAGCAAACGTAATAAAAGTAGAATTTTCACTATGATAAATAATCACACACTTAAAGGATTACCAATGACACACGAAAAAACAGTTCTACAACAAATCTCTGATGTTGCATGGCTTGTACATCAAGGCCCTGCAAAGTTAGGAATCTTAAATAAAGATGTTCAAGAGCATTACACGTATATCACCGGTAAGGATTTAGTTAAGTTTAACGACCAATACGAAGTTGTTGAGCACTTTGGTAACTTAAATCTTTTTAACGAAGTAATCAACAGTCCCGCAAAAACATCAGAGCGAATTTTTATCAAAGGCTTTGAAGTTGACCACAACAACCCCATTGTTATTGATTCTAGTCATCCTGACTATAGAGACGACTTACCTATCTATGCAAAAATTGAAGGTAAGGGTATCTACTATGCTGCTGGATATTACTGCATCGACTTTGAAAAAGGTTGGAAGAAGTCTAGAGGTCCTAAACTAGCAACTCTGCTTAAGTATGGGTTTGAAGGGCCCTTTAAAACAGAATTAGAAATGCGTCAGCGTCTTAAAATGCTTAATAAGCGGAAGCGCAAGAATGACGGAACGTGAAAAGCTAATTTTGCATTTGCAAAATCTTCTAAAATCTAACACTAAAAGTGCTACGTTAGATGTAGAATATTTGTTAAAAATTTTAGGTGCGTTGCCGAAAACTGTTGAAGATAAATTAACTACTAAGCTAGATAATGTTGTTAATGTTGATGGCGGATCTTTCAATGACAGTCTTAACAGTTAGCAGAACCGAAACTTCTGGGTATAATAAAATTTTTCGCAATCAATGGCGGACTAATAGATATGCTCTGCCAGATTTATGGATTGCTCAGATAGACAAGGTGGTTACTGGGAATTGGGGCTGGCATTTTATACCCCATAAAAATATGGATTATCAGCGACCAAATTGGTATGAAGATCAAACATTGGTTATTACATTTGAAAATCAGCACGATCTAGTACAAGTTAAGTTATGCATTAAAAATTAAGTGGTGTTTTAATAACAAAAAAAGATAAATACATGTGTATTAGGAGACATACACATGAGTAGACCAAAACCGGATGTGCTGCTTGAAGCAGTTAATAAACACACATATAAAGCAGAACAAGTGCTTGTAGCTGATGCTATTTACAGTGTTTTTTATCAAGGCAAGCCCATCAATCTTCGCATTATTCACACATTAGTTAATTATCCCGGACCTAAATACAAAAAAGTTTCCTTTAGTAACTCAGGTCATGCTTTTAACTTAGCTGAACGTCTAAATAAAATATTTCGCACCGATGAGTTTGTTGTTGTTAGAATGACTCAGGGCAACGTAGTTACGGAGCAGGAAATAGCTAACCAAGAATCTACAAATTAATAAATATTTGTATGACTGGTGTAGATAGTTTCCATAACCAAATTCTAAATAAAATTGAGCGTGATGTGTTAGGCTCTCTCCAATCTAACACCGAAGATAAACGATCTTTCAGCAGAGACGATATACTTCGCGCAGTTTTTGTAAATTATCGTTCAGAACATGGTACTTCGAAAGGATTGCGGTTAACTAATTTTGGGAACAAAATCCTAGCTAAACACTATCAAGCATACAAGTATAATATTACGGATAAAATTAATAATTTAGTGCTTGTAAGTCTTGACAAATCAATGAAATGGCCTTATTATTTAGGTACTAGAAGTAATCATGTGGTGTTCTATAGCGAAGAGGATGCAGCGTGGTTCAGATTGAACGGAAACAACATTAAGCATTATGTGGAAAGCATTTAGAGAATTTTATGGATACGCTAGTATTAAACAAGGACGCACAACCAATCAGTATTCTTCCGTTGAGTGCTATTGGATGGCAGGAAGCTATTAAGTATATGTGGCTTGATCGAGTGCATGTACTCGAGTGGTATGATGATTGGATTGTTCGTAGTCCAAGTTGGGAAACTCGTGTGCCTGCTGTTATGATGGTCAAGGACTACGTTAAAAACAAGAAGTACCCACGTTTTAGCAAGTACAATGTTACTTTACGTGACCGCTTCACATGCCAATATTGCGAAACTGATGTTAGCACGAACACAGTAACTATGGATCACGTGTTGCCTATTAGTAAGGGCGGTAAGACAACGTGGGAGAATATTGTTGCGGCTTGCGGGCCTTGCAACAGTAAAAAAGGCAATGACTTATATATGAAACCAATTCGTGAACCATATCGTCCGAGTTATTACGAATTAGCAAATATTCGTAAGACACTGCCGTTTGATTTGAAGCACCCAAGCTGGGGAGATTATCTGCTATGAGTAATGATAATATTGTAGAATTTCCTACTAAGGAAAGAAAGCATGATGTTATGCGTGAGAGAACTAGTAAAATTAATGGCTTTACTAGTCCGTTCACTAATACCGATTACAAAATTAATAGTTATATAGTTGATGGGGTAGAATGGAAAACATGGATACCACCGAGTTTTGACAGCATAGACAACGATACTATTAGTTTTGAAAACATCAATTGGTCATTTAACCTAACCAACTCTAACCAAACACTTCTTGCAGATGTTATGGACCTCTGTAATACTATTCAAAAGCAGTGCATTGGTCTTAGCGTTGAGAACGACTCAACTCAATTAAATATGGTTTTGGATAAGTTACGTGAAGCACTAGTTCTTTCCAAAATTTCTTCAAAATAATTTAAAAAAACTCTTGACATATCCCTGTAATAGTGTATAATGTGTTTATGTTGCAGGCAAGCGGTTTGTAACATAACTTTAAAAGAGGTGACATATATGTCAAATACTGTAACTAAAGAGACTCGCGTTCTCGAAGCACTTCGTGCTAACGAGCGTGGCCTTACTGCTGCTCAGATCGAAACTCGATTTGGTGTAGGTAATGCTCGCTCAACCGTATCAGCACTTCGTATGAAGGGTTATGCAATCTATGCTAACCAGAATACTGATACAAAGGGTCGTACAAAGACTTTCTATCGTCTAGGTACACCAAGCCGCGCAGTTGTTGCTGCCGGTTATCGTGCGCTCGCACAGGGTCTAGTCTAAGACTAGCTAAACCTTAGTTCTCCTAATAACAAAAGGTTTGAAAAGGCACAGCAATGTGCCTTTTCTTTTGAGTGCATTTGTTGTATCTAGTAAATACTGTTATGAAAAGACTATTTACTTTTGGATGCAGCTTAACCTACTATAGTTGGCCAACCTGGGCCGATTTAATTAGTCCTGCGTTTGATGATTATTATAATTTTGGTGTTGTGGGTATGGGTAATCAGTTTATACATCATACTGTATACGAAGCAGATAGTATTTTTAATTTCAACGAAAACGACACCGTAATCGTTATGTTTACTAATCCTTTTCGACACGATTCTTTTATTATAGATCCGCAAGACACTCAGTTACGTTGGCAACCAAGAGGTTTCATATTCCAGCCCAATAACTCAAACTTATATGACGACCAATGGAGACAGAATTTTTGGTCAGCTGAACATAGCTATATGAATATGTGGCTTAATATGAAATCAATTAAAGAATTGCTCACTGCTAGGTCAGTAAATTTTAAATTTTTACAAGGAATAAGTTGTCAAAATATTGAACAAACTGGACCTGTTGATGTTAGTAATTCAGCTTTTATTAGCCCGTACTATAATCAAATTTTAGATATGTTTCATGTTAAAGAGTCATTTTTGGAATGGGCTAATTTAACCTTTGATGAGAGTGAGTTTTACGCATTTGCTGATACTGGTATAGATCAGCATCCTACCATTAAAATGCACGGTTCATATGCACTAAAACATCTGCATGAATTTTGCAACGAAAACACGCTAAAATACATTGATCTTCTACATAACAGTATTGATCTTTCCAGTCAAGAAGCAAATTGGCAAAATAACGAGTTTTCACGTATTAGAGGCAAAAAAGTGGGTTCTGTGCGTAACTGGCAGTATATGGTAACAAATAGTGTGGGTATTGAGACTTTTAACAATTAATAAGCGACCAAGAAAAACAATTAAAAGAAACTTACCGCGATAAACAATATAAACAACTTATAAAGTAGGTATTTAATGAACGCACAAGGCTGGTTCCCCACATTGATCTGTGATTTTGAAAGTCAGGCACACGAACAGTTTAAAACAAGTTTTTATAATAACTTAGAAAAGTATGTACACCCTGATGGTATTGATGGTGAACATGCTGATTTAAGTTTTCATCATAATACAGAATTTAACTTCTTATTCACTGAAATTTCAGATTTTGCTAAACAGTATCTTACTGCATTAAATCTAGATCCTAATGATTGGGATTTACATTTAGTTAAATGCTGGTGGCATAGTTTACAGAAAAATCATATACCCATGCATAATCACAGCGATGCACATTTATCGTTTGTTTATTATGTTAATGTTCCACCGGAAACAGGAATGTTACACTTTCAGGCTGATACACAGAGTTTCGCTAATGACCTTACCAGAGGCATGTTCTTAGACGATTACGATGACAACTTTCCGTTTAAAGAGCATAATATATTTAATGCAATGTCTGTGAGTTACGAAGCAAAGGAAGGCAAGGTCATTGTTTTCCCTTCTAGGTTAGATCATATGACAACTGTATTTGACGGGAATGATGATATTACCGCAGACGTTGACGTGATAAAAAAGCGTAGAATTAGCATATCAGGTGATTTTCTTATCACGTATAAAAAGCCTAAACATGTAGCAATGGGATTGCAACCTGTGAAGAATTGGCGAATTTTCGGCCAATAAACTTGATTTTTTTCTAAATTATTTGCTAAGTCGTTGATTTATAACAAATGTTTATGGTTGACTTTATACCTACTTTATCATATACTCATATATGTAGTTAGGAAAAAGTAACGCATTTATGTCAGCTAAACAAATTCTTACCGCTATTATCTACGATAAGCGCGGCAAAGTTATGTCAGTTGGACAAAACAGTTATGTTAAGACCCATCCGCTACAGGCTATGTATGCTGCTAAGGCTGGTATGCCAGATAGGCAGTTTCTACACGCAGAGATCCATGCTATTGTAAAATGTAAGGACCTCACTAGGGCCCATAAAATTTTCGTTTCCCGTTGGGATCGTAAGGGTCAACCTGCTCTTGCTAAACCTTGTCCGGTTTGCATAAGCGCCATTGAAGCCGCAGGCATCGAAATTATTGAACATACCTAAAAAAAGTGGTTGACAATAATGTATATGATGCTATTATTAATATGTAGGTAACAAAGACTAGGAGTGAATACAATGGATACACTAACTGTAAAATCGAGTCAGGTTAAAAACATTGCACTTCGTGCAATGAAGGCTAACCGTCCGCTGTTTATTTGGGGTCCTCCCGGTATCGGTAAGAGCGAACTTGTTGAAAGTATTACTTATAGCGGCTCGCTAGGTAATGCTGTTATGCTAGACCTACGTCTAGCACTTATGGAACCCACCGACTTGCGTGGTTATCCCTTCCGCAATCCGGAAACTAATCAAATGGAATGGGCTCCTCCGGCAGACCTTCCTACCGCAGAGTTTGCGGCACAGTATGATACTGTAGTGTTGTTCCTAGACGAGCTTAATAGTGCTCCGCCCAGTGTTCAGGCTGCTGCATATCAGCTTGTACTTAACCGTCGAATTGGTCAGTATGTTCTTCCTAAGAATGTACGTATTGTTGCTGCTGGTAACCGCGAAACTGACCGCGGTGTTACGTTCCGGATGCCAGCGCCGTTGGCTAACCGCTTCCGTCACATTAACATGGCAGTAGACTTTGGTGACTGGCAGCGTTGGGCTATTAATAACGAAGTCCATCCTGACGTACTAGGTTACCTTTCATACGCCAAGCAGGACTTGTTTGATTTTGATCCTAAAACGTCAAGTCAAGCCTTTGCTACTCCGCGTTCGTGGAACTACGTTAGTGAGATCCTTGCTACTCCTGGTTTTGAAGATGCAGAGATCTTTGAGCAGAAAGCAGAGATTGCTGGTGCAGTTGGCGAGGGTATGGCAGGCAAGTTTGTTGAACACCGTCGTATTGCTAGCCACCTTCCTAAGCCAGAAGACATTCTCGCTGGCAAGGTTAAGAAGCTAGACAATAAGTTGAGTCAAGAAATTTCCGCTAAGTACAGTCTTGTTGTTGGTATGACCTACGAGATCAACCAGCTCTACAAGGAGAGTGGTACTGGTGGAGACTTTAAGAAGTGCTTCAACAATGCTGTGTCATTTGCCTATGATAACTTTGAACCTGAAATGGTAGTGTTGTTCTTCAAGACTATCATGACAGATTACGGAATTAAGTTCAATATCCGCACTGATTTGGATAAAGAACTTTACAAAATCTTCTCTGAGCGTTATACCAAGTATATCGCTTAAGAGAGGATAGGATTGAGCTATCCTACCTTGTTACTCCCTACCTACGCTCAATCCGCAACAGAACCCCCCGGAAACGGGGGGTTCACCTTTTGTAAGTTGTTGATTTGCAAGGGAAAGATAGGTGCTTTTTTTAGTTGACAAACACCTAGATTCATGTATAATGTAAGTATAGTAAGAAGGATGGAGTAACTTATGAGTACTACTAGCACAAACAGCAAGAAGCGGGCAGTTAAAGCTAATCGCGCTATTCCCGAAACTAAGAAAACTTCAGCACAGATCGAAGATGCGTTGATTAAGGCGCGAATCCAGATGCTTATTAGTGCGCCGTTCTTTGGCAACCTTGCTACTCGTTTGCGTTTTAAGGACGCAACAGAATGGCTTCCGACGTTGGCGACAGATGGTCGCTACTTCTACTACAACCGAAATTTTGTTGATGCGATGACCGCAGAAGAATGCATCTTTGGCATGGGCCATGAGGTGCTACACTGTGTTTATGATCATATGGACAAGAAGCGTTTAGGTAATCGCGACCCGCGGCTTTGGAACATCGCTAACGACTATGTTATTAATGCAGACCTTATTGAAGCAAAAATTGGTGAGCAGATTAAGCTTGTAGACATTTGCTTTGATTGGAAGTATCGCGGTAAGATGTCTGAGGAAATTTACGATGACTTGTTTCAGAAGGCTGTAACAGAAGGTCGCGTTATCACTGTAGAGGCTTTCGACGATCACATCTATCGCGACGAGGACGGTGATGACGAAGGTGCAGGTGACGGCGAAGGCAATGACGGATCCAAAGGTCCTGTGCGTTACACTAAGGAAGAAAAGGATCAGATCAAGCAAGAGTTTCAGAACGCGGTGATTCAGAGTGCTAAGGCCGCTGGCGCAGGTAACTTGCCTGGTGGTGTTAAGCGTCTTGTTGATAAGTTGCTTAACCCGCAGTTGAGCTGGCGCGAGCTGCTGCCAATGCAGATCCAAAGTGTTATTAAAAGTGACTATACATATATGCGTCCCAGTCGCAAGGGCTTAGATGCAGGCTTTTATATGCCAGGTATGGATCGTGAACAGACAATCGATGTTGCTATTGCAATTGATACGTCTGGTTCAATTAGTAACGAGATGCTGGTAGACTTCCTTAGCGAGGTCCACGGCATTATGAGTCAGTACAACGACTTTACAATCCATCTTTGGTGCTTTGATACTGCAATCCACAATCCAATTAAGATTACAGCAGATACTTCGAGCGATTTGCTTACTTATGAGATTGGTGGTGGTGGTGGTACCGACTTTGACATTAACTTTGGATACATGAAAGAACAAGGTATTGTTCCTAAGAAGTTCATCATGTTCACTGATGGTTATCCGTGGGGCAGTTGGGGTGACGAATCCTACTGCGACAGTCTGTTTATTGTACACGGCAGCGAAGGTGAGAAGTCACCCGTTGCACCGTTTGGTATTACGGTCCCATACACACGGGCCGCTTAAGGAGTATGAAGATGTCTCGCAAGCTAGATGAAGTCGAATTTGAACTGTTGAGCGGCACTGACTTTATGGTACACCTTGTACGCAATAGTCGTAGAGTGATCGGAGTTTCTGTAGATATTCTCAACGATCTATTGAGCTACCTCGACTCACATGCTAAAGGTCTATATTATATTCGTACATTTGATGACAGTCATAAAGTAGTCCTGTACTTTGAAGATATAATGGACCGTGAAAATGTTGATCAATTTTTGCGCCAGTTTTCTAATGAAGAAATTTATTAAGAATTAAATATACATATAAAGTACCACACACAAGGAGACTATTATATGGCAAAGCAAAAGGTAAATGAAATGAATGAAGAAACAGTAGTCGAACAGGAGAGTGCTGTTCCTGAGTCAATCAGCTTGCAGGACCTGCAGGTTCTATTACAGATTGTTGACTTAGCAAGTTCGCGCGGCGCTTTTCGAGGCCCTGAGCTTACCCAAGTGGGCGCAATCTTTGATAAGCTAAATTCGTTTTTGAGCTTTATCAGTGAACAACAAAAAGCGAAAGCAGAAGCACAGGTTGCATCTGAATCTGCTGGGGAATAAATTATGGCACAGTTAATGAAGCATGTTGGTAAGTTTGGCGAAAAACCGTGTGTAGTTGTTTTTCGTGAACTCCCAGGCGAGCAAGATTATTGTTTGATTGTTCAGACAGAAAACCTAGAAGGTCGACAACACGACGATTTAATGAGTGTTGTTCAAAGCTTAGAAGCACAGGCAGCTAATGATATCAGTGAAGTGCTGTTCAGACGTCAATTCACTGACGGTACTAATATGCTAAACACTTTGCATTTTAGTAAGAAGTTGCAAAAGGTGCCTGTTGGTTTGGTACAACTAACACCTACACCTAGTCAGTCACTACCGCTTGAAGAAGTAAATGCTGAAATTCGTAAGCTAAAGGGCGGGTATACACCCCCGGTTAATGATGCATCACATCTGAACAACGATTCAACTAAAACAATAGCGTTAGATGAATCTGCAGAAGTACCGGCTAGTGCCGACGATGAGGGTGTAGCGAGTATTGCTAAGAATCTTCTAGCACAAGCTATGCTTATGGAAGATGATGCAACTGCATTACTAAAGGATGCAGAAACTAAAAAGCAAGAAGCTTTTAGACTTGATCCATCCTTGAGGCCACCAGGACGACCTAAAAAAATTAGATAAATAGTCTAGTAAATATTATAATAGGGACACAATTGTGGCGCATTCCCCCAACGTTGTTATTCTAGGCCGATCAAACGATACTATTGACAACGAATACATTAAGGATATTATATCATCAGTTGACCCAACTGGTGTTCCTGGTGAAGTTATTCATCGTGTATTCGTTGTTGATCAGTACGAAAATAAGTATGTTGTACCAGAGAAATTTTATTCAAACGGCATTAAATACAGCAGCCTTCCCGATAGTCTAAGTAAAGTTAAAACTACTCATCCTGTTAAAACAATTGAGATAGTAATTGATCTGTTATCTGTTAAGGACAGATTAGACATTAAATCTAAAGAGATATTTTCTAATATCCCAAAAACATTTTGATTGACATCTAGTAGAATTCTGTTATAGTTAACACTGTGTTTAACAACAAACGGTGTTCTATGAATCGCAATCTAGTATCAATAGCAGCCCTATCATTTTTGCTCGCCGCTTGTGGAGGTGAAACCTCTAGCAGCAACACCCCCATTACTATATCCCCGTTACAAATTTCAGCGCCAGCACCGACGTCGTCTACCGTAGACAAACGGTATAAGTTTGAACCATTTTCATACACCTATATGCTACCTACAGGGGAAACCACTGTAAGGTATCGAGTTGGGGAGTTTAAATCTTCCGATCAATTTTTAAAAACCGGAAACTTTAAAATTGAAGACTACGGTTTTTTTGAAGCTACTGTGACCGGTCTTAATAACGGTTGCCCTAGAAGTGAGTGCGGTGAAGAATATGCGGCCCCGGGACCGTGGAACCATCGACCCTATCAAATTATTGAATCCGATATTAACCGTGACGGCTACAAAGACTTCTATCTATTTGAATGGATTCATAATAGTCGTGCAGATGCACCTGACGACTTAATTCATGCCTTTATTAACGACGGTCAAGGACATTTTATTTTGTCAAATGACATTGTGTTTGATAGTGGTAAGGCATGTACTAGCTCAGGAGCAGAATTCCCTGCTCAATTTGGGGGTGCGGTTGGAGCTCTACCTAAAAATAGAAATAGTTTGTGCGGTTATCTAATTGGTATGCCGCGGCATATACTAGTCGCTGATTTCAACAAAGATGGTATGGAAGATATTTTTGGAGGTATGGTTTTACAGTTAAGCAACGGTAGTAAGCTATACAATAAAACTCTCACAAATCTTCCTGAGTATTTTAGAAAGGATCACATGGATCCGCTATTTACTCATGATCAGTATGCAGCTGACGCAACAGGAGATAGTAACTTAGACATCTTCATGCCAGCAAAACTAACTGCTGTAAAAGGTTACTGGGGAGATGGGACAAGGATTGCTGGTTGTACAGAATGTGTTGCCACAGTACCCTGGTCTTTGTTAGTTAATGATGGAACAGGAAAATTTACAGTAAATCAAAACTTTCCTGTTATGGGTGTAGGTAAAGATCATCCTTTAGTAAAACAATATATGCCGCACAATGATCCTAGTAAGGGTGTTCTATGGGCCGGTAATGTTGAAGAATTGTGGGCAACAACTGCGGCAATTGCGGATTTCAATAGGGACGGCTATCCTGATGTTGTAGTAGGTTGGTTCAATCCTAGAGCAACTGAAACTTGGGGCTTAGGTAAGAACAGTGCTGGTGCAGTGTATTATAACGATGGCAAAAATGATTGGCGTAACCGTCCTATTATGACATTACCTGCCAGTTTTTATAACAGCAATGGTAATGCTAATGATATGGAAGTTATGGACTTTGATGAAGATGGTTGGGTAGATATTATAGTTGCATCTACTAAACAAACACCTTACTATGAAGGTAGAGTGATTCAATTTTTTAAAAATAACCGAGACGGCACATTTATAGATGTGACTAGTTCTGTTTATTCAGATTACGCTAGATACGCTAACGGAACAGGCACACCGCTATGGAATGGTGAAGGACAACTTAGGCTGGTTGATTTTAATGGTGACGGCAGATTAGATATTGTTGATAGTACTACACATACCTATGTACTACTTAATGCAGGAAATGGTCGATTTACGTTATATGATTCAACAAATTTTCCTAAGAATAACGGGAGCGATGGAACATATTTTCCTGTAAAACTTGACGGTAAGTATGGATTTATTGGTTACGGGACTTCGTGCTTAAGCAATAGTTGCACAACATCATATTTTCAAGTTAAGCCAAATTAATATTACTTATTTGTAACCAATTTGCATAAATCGGGTGTACGCAGGTGTTTTCATAATGCCTGCGTACATTCTATTACGCATAGGATACATAGCAAACATTTCTTCAATAGTTTTACAAGTGTTAATGTGCCCCATATAACCTTCGCTGTCGTTGGTTTGCATAGCTATTAGTTGAGTACTATCTGCTGTTTCAAACCAGTGTGTATTCATATGTTCACAACTAGTGTTGATGACGATATCCGGTGTAGTATGAATAAGCTCACCACCAGTTTCAAAGATCATGTTACCGGTGTATAGTGTACTGACATCAGCAACAACACCCTTAAACTGCCAGCCTTCTTGTACATAACGTTGATTAAAACGTTCTGCTAACATAATAGAATCAGGATCTAGATCAATACCATAAACCCGTTCGATGTCTGCAATATTAAGCAGCGGTTGAACAATACTACCAACCCAGCAACCTAATAGTGCAACCGTGTAGGTTTTATCATATTCTATTTGTTTGAACAACTTTTCTAGCAGCCAACTTTTACTAGCAAGTTGGCCTTTGCTAAACGCATCTTTAGGATAGCCGCCGTAGATGGCACGTTCAAAATAGCTAGGAGGCATAGCAACAAAGCTGTCCTCGCTGTCAATGTAAGCCTCTACCTTTGCCCAGGTATTATTGTTGATTGTATCTATTTCGCAGCCACTCATAATCGTTTATCCTTGCTAATGCTTCTATGTCATTGCGGTTAGCTAGTGCATATGCACGACCTTCCTCTGCACCGCGCTTTGCATCATGTCTAAAGAACGCATCCGGCACAGGATGCAGCCATCCATCTAATCTTTCAATACTCTCAGCATCGTCCTTTAGTGCTAGTTTAACACATTCACGGAAGGCACTGCGCCATGTGCTGTATGCATCGGTGTTAAAACGTGTCACGCAACTTACTTCTGGCATTGCTTTGAATCTAGTACTTAGCCCGGTTGTAAAGTCTAGACCCCAACTTGTGGCATTGATTACTTGTTCACGGTTGAATAGTTTAACACCACCATATCCATATTCCATACCAGTTATAGGATTCTTACTTGCCCAAACATGAACAACTTCTTGATCATATACATCGGGTATATACCCAAACTCAAATGTATCCAAAATGTCAGCGTCAGCATCTACTACCCAAAACATTTTGCTGTTACCGCTTTGTGCAGCCGCTTTATGCGCTTCAAATATACCAGCAACATCTTTGACCCAGGTTGCAGGGAAACGTGCTGTAAGACGCTTATATGCGCTTGTAGCACCCTCTTCCTTGTACGATAAGAACACGATATCATAGGGCTCGTAAGTACTACCTAATTCTTTAACATATTGGATATCTTTGAGCTTATTTAATCGGATACTATCAGTTGTTAATTGGGAATAATCTTTTTGGGTAGGCCACAATCTTAAACCGCCATAACTGTGAACTTTTTGGGTATGAGGATTCTGTCTTTGCCAAACATGTATTTTATTAATGCTCAAAATGTCTGGGAGGTAGCCTGCGTCCAGCACACTTTGTTCAACACTAACATCAGGATCAACAGTCCACAGGAACGGAACTTCCTGATTAGCAAATTCCTGTAGAGCAGTGACTAGCTCTGTCTTTGTTACATCTTGTAGATGTAAAACTGGCCACTGGGGACGCAGACTACCAATAGTATTTATTTGTTTTAGTTTTTCAAAACTATTGTTAGCTATGTCTTTACTGGTTAAGGTAGTGGTTGCAAATGTTCCTTTAGGATACAGTCTAATATTTCTATAAGCACCATCTTCATCTGCAAATACGTGAACGTTTTGCTGATCCCACTGTGTTGGATAATAATCAAACTTAAAGTCTGGATTAACTCGAGTAAAAGGATCCACAACCCAATACATAGAATTCTCTACAGTACTGTCTGTGTGTGTAAGTTGTTCAATAATATCGAGCTGTGGATCCAGTTTTACGATAGGAAATTCTTTTTGTGTACATGCTGGTTCTCGAATGTACTTAGGTCTTCCTTTAGCTTGTGGTACTTTAGGACATAGCATAACGCCAGAATAATCATATTGACGACCTGTAACAGGATTTAATTTTTGCCAGACATGTGCTTTTCCTTCATCCCACGTTTCAGGAATAAAGTCAAAGTCAAAATTTTCTAGTACAGTAACGTTAGGATCTATGACCCAAAACCAGTTATTAGTAGATTTTTCTCGGCCCAATTCTTCACTATTAAATTTTTCAAATTCTAAATCTTTAAAAGGGCTAATAAAATGTATCACAAGTTCAGCATTGTTCCACGTTTTAGGAACCCAACGAATACCACCCATGCTTTCAGGATACTTGTGTTTTAGTTGTTCACCTAAATGAAAGCTGTGTATCATATTGCGTTGAAAATCAGGTGGCACCCAAGATACTTCTCTAGCTAATTTATATTCTTTGTCGATAAGCCAACAGTCTTGTGTTACTACTCTATAATCATTTGGATCTTCTACATAAAGAATAGGGTACTGCTTGTTTCCTGTAGGAGAAGACGAAATGTATTTTGCGTCGTCTTTATTATATTTAACAGGAACTAGTTTAGCACCGCCGCAACGATTATCGCTAACATTAGTAACACTTAAAGGATACTTATGTTGTAATTGGTCTGGTATTTTAAAAATATGAATATACTTTTGATCGTGCTTGTGTGGGACATAGTTGAATACATCATTTAACTCGTGCTCACTGTCAACAAGCCAAAACATTTTAGTTCTACTTTTTCTAGCATAAGTTTCATAATTGTTTATATCGGTTGAATAAAAAATATCATAACGAACAGGTACAATTCCTAATTGATATTTGTGTTTAGTCATATCAAATTTCTTATGTACAAGTCGTACACCGCCACAGCGAATATCCCAAGGTTCATTTACTGATTCAGGATAACGTTCGTCTAAATGTCCAGGTATTTTAAACACATGTATATATTCAACTTCGTGTGTCGCAGGCACATAATAGAGCTTACCGTTAAATGTAAAATCTCTGTCTACTATCCAAAACCAATCAGTTTTACTGCGTTCTGCATATTCATTATATGTTTCTACATTGAATTCGTCGCTGTCTATAAAGAATATATCATATTCTTTATCAGCAATAGGACAAGCAGGATGTATTTTTAGTTCAGCAGTTTGCCAACACTTAGGTACTAATCTTATACCACCCATCGCTTGAGGATATTTTTCTGTGAGCTGATAAGGCATACGGAAGCAGTGTATGTAATCTTGTTCGAAAGGATTAGGGACCCAGTCTAATGTACTTGTGTCGATGCTATGATCATTATCTATAAGCCAAACATAATCATCTTTAAATTTATCACGCTGTGCATAGTTGTTTACATCAGTTACATATAATACAGGATAATCAATGCCTGCGTCTAAGAAACTGTGGTATTTAATTTGTGCAGTTTTCCATTCACGTGGATATAGTTTGATACCGCCTTCTTTCTCGGGGTATTTGTGTTCTAGCTGGCCACGTAAATGAAAACTATGTATAAAGGTTGGCTCAAAATTATCAGGAGCCCAATTAATTTCATTAGTTAATTTATATTCTTTATCCACACACCATACATGTGTAGCATAAGGATGATAGTCAAAGTATGCCTCAGGAGTTGAAGTATTCAATGTATCAAAACTTTTGCGACACACAACTCGATTAATTTCCTTTGTGCCTTTGGATTTATTCTTAGGTAGCAGCTTAACACCGCCGTAGTTCTTACTACTCCATTTCCAAACATGTTCGTAATCTTGATCGTATTCTACGGGTCTAAAATCAAACAGTTCAGAGTCAACAATTTCGATGTTAGGTTCTATCACCCAATACATTTTTGTACGTGACATTATTTCATCATAAGATTCTACCTGCTTTGCAAACGGTAAAGCATCTTTTAGTTTTGTGTTTTCGCCTATGTAAAATATGTCAAACATTATTTTTAATCTTAGCTAGCGCCTCTGCTAATTGTTTCATCAAAAGTTCTGTTTCTTTAGCTCTTTCTGCAATTTTTACGAGTTTGGTTTTTAAATAGTAACTTGAATTCTTAATACCATTAAGCACTGCAAGTCTAGGATGGTTTACACAATTTTCTAGATGCTCAGGTAATTTTTCTTTGCAGTGTATACACCTACCTTCTAGTTTTAACTGTGCTGTATCAACGTCATCCATCGTGAGTGTGAACCTTTACACCGTAGTATTCTGCAAATGCTGCCGCATCCTTTTCATCGTTAACAATGGGTTGACCTTTAATATTAAGACTAGTGTTAACCAACATAGGACACCCGGTTTTCTTATAAAACTTAGACAGTAATTCGTACAACCCAGGATTCTGTTCCGGTGTAACAGTTTGCACACGGCTAGTACCGTCTGCGTGAATAACGGCAGGAAATTCTTTAGGCTTTTTACATTTAGCAACAAACTGCATATACGGACTTTGTAGTCCTTCTTGCGGCATTTCAAAATATTCGTCGCAGTGTTCTGCTAATATGACGGGTGCGAACGGCCGGAACTTTTGACGCTTTTTAATCGCGTTCATCCTGTCTTTGATGTCACCTCCTCGTGGGTCTGCTAATAGGCTACGGTTACCCAGTGCTCTGGGACCGAATTCAGCCCGACCGTTCGCTATTCCAAAGATCTCACCACGCTCTAATGAACGTAATGCTTTCTTTACAGGGTACGTCCCAGGTATATTACTACCCAAGTACGGACCATGCCACTCTACTCTTTTAGAAGTTAAATTGTAATAGTGTAACGCGGCAGCACCTAAGCTGCTACCAGCGTCACCCGGATTTGGCATAATATGAACATTGTCATACAGCTCAAACAGTCGTTTATTGGCTACACAGTTAAGCGCGACACCGCCCATAAACACAAGATTATTACTGCCGGTTAGTTCTTGTGCTTGTAATGCATATCTATAAATTCGTTCTTCGGCAATCGCTTGTGCGCTAGCGGCGATGTTATAGTCGTTGGGGAAATGTCCTGAGTCATCTATATTATTAATTAGGCCGCGGCTAAGTGTTCCTTTGGTGATTCCTCTATGAAGATTTATTTTAGATAAGAATGGATTATTATTAGTCTCCTCAAAGAATAAATCTTCCATAACATTTTTTAAGATTGGCTCGCCGTATGCAGACATGCCCATGAGAATGTATTCATCTTCCATAGGCTTTAGCCCTACATAGTGTGTTACTGCACTGTAGAACAGGCCTAAGCTGTTAGGATACTTAACACTGTGCTTTCGCTTTAGTTTACCACCTGTCCAATGCCAAATAGTAGCAGTGTCAAACTCGCCAATAGCATCAATAACCATTACAGCGCACTCGTCGAATGAACTGGTTAACACACCTGCGGCGGCATGTGTTTCGTGATGCCAATAACTTTTAATGGGAATGTCTTTTAACTCTGGATAGAAGTTACGTATCCAATATTCCTGTGTGGGCTCTTTTACGCCACGCCAATTAAGTGCGACTGCATTGCGTAGTTTCTTTGCCCAGCTCTTTTCATGCAAGGCGATATAGTCGGGCTTGCCGTAGGTCAATGCTTCTCGAATCATTTCTCTGTTGAGAAATGCATCATTCTTTTTCTTGCTATAGCGTTCTGCGTGGGCGGCAAAAAGGATCTTGCCGTCCTCTACTACAGTAACACTAGCATCATGAAACATACTGCTGATGCCTAAAATTCTCATATCCTACCTATAAATGAATGGGTCCATTTTGCGAAGTTCTTCTAGCTTTTTCTTTAGAAGCTCTTCTTCTTCTGCTGTTAGTTCGAGATTAACTTGATCCTGTTCGTTTTTAGGATCATTGTTATTTTGTTCGGGCGATTCGTTCATATAATTCCTCTGCGATAGCATTATGCACATGTTCATTACCGTGATGTAATTTACTATAGTGATCTGGCATCAGTTTTTCGTAATCTTCAAATATAGCATTAAATGGCTTGTAATACTTATCACTAAATAATTCACTAAAAGCAGGATGCTGGACACCTTCATAAAAGTGATTCCACGCATTGAAGAACAAATAAGGTATACCCTTATTTTCTAAAAATGATTTTAACGCTAATTGATTAGTTAGTGTACGCTCTAACCCTAATGTATTCCAATTGCAACAATAAAGACTCATAAAATCAAACAACTTTTGCAGTTGCTCGCGGTCTTTTACATTTTCAGGTACCTGTCTACCTAATCCAAAATGATGCCATTCCTCATTAAAGATAACTTCTTGGCGTTCGTATGTAGTCCAACCGATAATAACGAAATCAACTTTGTTTGACAAACAATAGTTAATCGTAGTCCGAACTATTCGATCATTGCCGCCGCCGGGCATTGCTAAATTAACAGGTGACATATTCATCTTCTCAGATAGTGGGGTCACAAAACTGATAGGAGATTCGGAGCCAGCAACATGGCTGCATCCGTTAGCTAGCAGTATCATACATTAATTTCCACAACTCTGGTATAGCACTGCTCATACTTTCATTACGTTGGCGATCAAGTATGCTTGTATACTTTTTAAATATTGCTAACTGCTGTTCCCAGTCATCGTGACGATTCTCTTTAAGAGCACGTATTAGAGCGTTAATTGCTTGTAAGTTACTTTCACGTTTTACTAAGACTTTGCTAGTCGGAATCCATGATTCTAGTCTCTCTGCTGCAACACTACGTACATTATCAGGCAAGTTGCGGAAGTCTAAACTACGAGGATAATCACAAATTAAGAAAGTTAAATGTATTTCTCTGTTATATTCTTTCTCTAGACTTTCGCAATAGTCTAATAGTTTAGTAATATCTAGTATATTATAAATTTGAATTACTGGGCTAAACAACAAACTACCAACTACTTTACTGCTGCAATAGCTACGAACGTTTTCATCGGTCTGTGTCCAGTGACTTGCTCCTCTAATATATTCGTTTAACTCGCCATAAGCATCAACGCTAAAGCACATCAACACACTCTTAAACTGTTCAACTAGTGTTAGGAATCTGCCTTTGATGTTAGTCATGTTGCTGTTGAAAACAAGATCTATGTTTTTAGCAATACCAAGCTCAACGCATTTTTCTAATATCCAATAGACACGCTCAATAATAGTAGGTTCACCGCCTGTGAAATAAAGTTTGTTAACACCTGGTAGCCATTCCTCTACTTGACGTAAAAACTCTGGATCATCCTGCCAGGGTGTAACATGATCTGCAAATTGCCCCCATGTAAAATGCTTCTTAATAAAATCAGCTGCCATTGGGTCGTTTCCTTCAATGCGCTTGTATTCTTTTTGTATCTGACTACTGTTTTGTGGTTGACACATGCGACATTTTAAGTTACATAAGTTACCTAAACGGAAGTCCAAGTACATAGGTGCTTCATCTACTACATAGTCGTTGTCAATACTGCGCTCGATGCGTTGCATAATGCTTTCACCGTGGCCGCTGTATTCAAACCAGTCGCGTATGTAGTTAGTACGATAGCTAGGGAAGCCCATCTTTTCTAAATCGTAGCAGTGTTCGCAACCTTTAACTGTTTCGCCTTCAATCATCTGCTTACGAATTTTACGCATGTGATTATTGTTCCACACGCTTTCTATACGATCACCCTTGTTAAGGTCGAACATAGTGCCGTCATCGTTTTTAAAGTTGTCGCGGGCAACACAGCACCAACTAACAGTGCCAGTGGGCTGTGTCATTACATGTATCCACGGATACGGACAAAATGTTTTACTATATTCCATTAAAAATCCTCAGGTGTGTTGCCGTGTTCTTTTAATATTTTATAAAACTCAGGAAACGTATCTTTGAACTTTTCATTTCTGTATTGATCACTGAATGATGTATGCTTGTAAAAAATATTCATTTTAGTACTATCATAGTCAACATCAGTGCAATATTTTATTGAGCTTACAATATCAGGATTCGTACTATTTGCAAATTTTTCAAATACTTTCATTTTGACCCGCTTAGGCAACACTTTACAACTTAAATGCTCCGGCGTATAAACATGGTTAAAATAAATAGGCAGGTCAGGAAATTCCTTATCTCTCCAAGCAATAATTTCATCTAAGTAATAGATATTGAATATACTAACAGTATAACATATATCTGGAAAAAGTACAGGAATTTTTTGATCTAATAGTTTTCTTAGATTGTCTCGAACCTGATCCCACTTAGTAGGATTTCTAATATATTCAAAGTGTGAGCCAACACCGTCAATACTAAAACTAACCATAACACGTTTAAAGTGCGGCCACAGTTCAACTCCTCGCTCAGGATAAATGCTGCCGTTTGTATTATAGTTTAGTGTAATGTCTTTACTGCGACCAGTATCAACTAAGTTTTGTAGAATGTCATAGTGGTCAGTAATTAGTAACGGCTCGCCGCCATAGAATTCTAATACTTCTAGGTCAGTGCTAATCTCTTTAAAATCTTCCCAAAAAGCAGGGTTACGTTCCGGCCATCGACCAGCAACACGCATCTGATCCCAGAAGCGATTACCGTCACCGTCACGTTTTTTTTCTTCAGGTACCCATAAGCTACTAGCAAAGCTGTTGCAAATGCGGCAACGGTTGTTGCAGATATTACCTAGTTTCAGGTCCATTGCAATAGGCTTTTGTAGCTCTTTAGATTCCTGTGCGTTCTTTAATGCATCAGGAAAGTCTTTTAAGGCCCGCTGCCGCTTACTGTTTACACCAGCATCTTCAGCAGTCCAGCAACTGTAGCATGACGCAGGTTTTTCACCGTTTAAAAAGTCTTGCCGTAATTTATCTAGCCATTCGCTATTCCACCCATCACTAAGTGTATTTTCTGCAAGATTTAATTTCTTGCCGTCCGGTCCTTTAATTAGCTCATCCATTTGACAGCAAATACTCATGTGTCCATCAGTACGTGCTTCAATGTTTACGAAAGGCATTGGACAAAAATATTTGCTCATATGTTTTTTAACTCCGGAAATACATCTGCAAAGTTTTCTCCCCTTAGATAGTCAAACTCTGCATTAAATTTTTTAAATTCTTCTAGTAAATATGTATGATCATCATCTAAAAACTTAATAGCACTACGATAACCTTCTGTAGCACGGCCGATGTGATCTTGCGGCTCTAACCATTTTAAATGCTTTTGCCACTTATACTTAATTTCTTCTTTTAAGCTTTGTGGTAGTACACTCATTCTAAATCTTTGATTGTTTAACAGTACGTTTACATACCAATCGCCTGCTTTAATGTAACCTTTTTCTACCCAACTACGATGGAAATCTGTAACGTGCCAAGCATTATATGCACTAACAGTTGCACTAACATAGAAATCAATTTCTGGTGCTCTCGATCTAAGTTCTTCTATATTAGCTACTACATCATCCCAATTGGTGCCTTTGCGTTGATACTCTCCTCGAGCACCTTCCGCATCTAAACTAGCACCAACACTAATATGCTTAAAGTTTTTCCATAAGTCGATAACATTGTGTTGTTTGTATTTAAGTTTTGTAAAGTTAGTATTGTAGAAAATACGAATATCTGTTTTACCTAACTCTACAAGACGATTCATAATGTGCCAATGCTCGTCCATAATGATAGGTTCGCCGCCGGCCCAGTATATCTGCTCAATGTGTGGAAGCATAGTTTCAAATTCTTCCATGAAGCCTTCGACGTCCTTACGAATCTGAATTACTTGCTCTGTTGGTGTTTGATTGAAACTGCTTTTTACTGCATCATTAAACCAGTTACTACTGAGTTCTGGACCGCAATAGCGGCAGCGTAGGTTGCATACGTTACTGAAACGGAAGTCTAAGTATACAATATGCAGGTCATCTAAGCTGCCATCAGTGTTGGTCTTTGCAACTTTATCCCAGTGTGGTTCTAACCAGTCTCGATTACTGCGAACACGTAAACTATCATGCCCATACTTTTCTTTTTCGTAGCAACGGATACACTCTTTACATGACTTTCCTTGCAGCATGTTAAGTCGTACTTGCTTCATAGAAGGACTATTCCACACTTCACGCAAACTATTTTCACGTAAATCGCCTATGTGGGTTTCCCAAGGACTGTCACAGCACAGCATAGTCTTGCCGTTGGGCCACGGATGCATATGAATCCACGGCAATATACACATGGACTTGTTGTCTTTTGCATCTTCTAAGTTAAATTGTTTATCCATTTTACCAAACTGCTGTTATTGCCTAATTCTTTTAATAACATAAAATTTCTATGAAATCTATGTGTTAATTGGTTGTTTATTAGAGCGTTCCAACCCTCTAATGTGTGTAATTCCGTTAATCGTTTTAATTCATTAAACACCATATCACAACGTTTAAAAATATTATCTTCTCGATCATAGCTATGATCAATTATATCATCAAATAAATCAAAACCTAAAATTCTAAGTTGATTAACATAACCCGGGGCTGCAATAAACAATGGCATTTGGGACATTAAGAACGGTTTAGCAGATTTTTCTGTAAAAAATAATCGGTCGCTGTTTACTCTGCACCAAGAAAGTCCACGAGTAGAATAAAATCGTTCGTGGCTTCTGTGATCAAACCCAACACTCGATTCTTGCACAACATTAAATACAGCTTCGTCGAAGTTGTCTACCATATGGTGCTGTTGGACGTCTGCGTGACCTAAGCTAACTGGAAATTTCTCTATGTCTTTTTCATCTAAAAACTTTAAGAGATTTCCTCTATCGTAAGAGTTATTCTTATTCCATAGTGTTTCAACACTATGATCACCCCAGCCGCAACTGTAAATACCTTTTTCTTTTATGTTGTCATCATCGAGAATCTTTTTTGTAAAATAAATTCGTTCCGTTCTAGCTAGTCTGCCTAAACTTAAATAATAATATGATCTATTTTTAGCAGTAGCATGTTCTGGGTAGCCAGCAGTATGATTATTATTTAATATTTGAAAAAACATGTTTCCTGTCTTATGAAATATGTTAATATCGTTAACATGCGAATAAATAAAACCTGACGTTAAACCACCATCGACCCATATAATTTTTTTGTAGCCATAGCTCCTAATAATGTCAAAAACAACATTCCAATAAACAGAATTAAGTGCTTCACTTAGGTAACCAACAACAATATAATCTTTTTTAGGTAGCTTCTCTAACGCGGCCCGAGTGTATACTGCCATATTGTATTCTGACATACACTGATAATCTATAATATTAAAATTTCCCGTATTATCTAATAAATTATATAATTTATCGTAGACTTGATCACAATGAATTATATCAATACCTTGGCGAGTGGTGCCTTTAGATAGTCGGAACGGATCAGTTAGTACACCTGTTATATGAGTAGTCTCAATATTCATGTTTAAATCCGTATTTCTCTACCATTTCTATTAGTTCAGGAAAAACAGTTCGCCAAGTTAAATTAGCGGGATGCTCTCGTTGCTTATCAAGTTGATCGTTATAACGGCAAAACTGCTCCCATTTAGTTTCGTCCCAACTATCATTTTCAAATAACCCTGTTATATTTGAAAAATGCACACCATTGCCGTATTTTCCGTTTCTATATTTTGTAATAATTTCCTGTCTCACCTGCGGTGGTAGTACTGCTGGACTTAGAAAGTCTGGATCGTAAACAAAGTTCATGTCTACAGGTACTTGCGCCCAGTCTAAAAATTCTTCTAGATAAGCAAAATTGTATGCGCTAACAGTTTGTGTAATACGAACAGTTAACTCAGTCTGCATTAAAGTATTTAGATTGTTTCTAACATCAGCCCAATATGTTGGATAACGTATATAATGATTTCGAATATTCAAATCGTCAATACTAGGACATACACGAGTTTCTTTAAACTCACTCCACAGAGGAATAGCCTGCTCTGGTAAGTTAGTCATATTAATATTATACCATAATGTAATATTCTTACTACGCCCGCTTTCTACTAGCTTGTGTAAGTACTTCCAGTGAGCTTTAATCAGTGTAGGCTCACCTCCGTTAATATACAGCACTTCCATATTAGGAGCACAGTTATACAAGTCTTCATAGAACGCATCATCTTCAGGCCACTTGAAATCATTCTTATGATCTAACCAGCTATAACCATCATTTACGAAATCAAGCGTTTCAACCAATTCTTTATAGTCGCGGCGCCATTGGCTACTACTTGCAGGATTGCAAGTCCTACACCGAACATTGCAAACATTACCAAGCCTAAGCTCAACAAAGCGAAGGTCAAGAGGAATGCCCCCGTTAGCATCAGTACTGCTAGTAGCCCAAGAAAGGCTTCTGTGAGGGTACTGTTCGATCTCATGTACACGTTTGCTGCGTATTCCCTTATCTTCTTCATCATAACACCTCATACATGCAACAGGCTTTTCTCCATCGAGCATCTGCTGTCTAATTTGCTTAAAATAATCACTGTTCATATGTGTGTCGATGTTGTGATCATTTAAGTTAAAGAACTGATCTCCGTCAGTTCCAAAGTTCCTTGCACGATTCTTACCCGCTGTATGGTCACTGATACAGCAAGGGGTAACACCACCGTGCGGATGTGTGCCTAAATGAATCCACGGCAACGGGCAATAAGTATTACTCATATAAATGAACCTTTAGCTACAGCGCCGTATTTAGGATCAGCTAATGCTTTAGTATAATGAAAGTCGTAATCAAAATAAGGTTTGATTATTTCGTATAGTTCAGGAAATGTAGTCCTAAAGTCTTCTCCCCTATATAAATCACCAGCAACTATTTGTTGCATAAACATTCTACGGCGGACAGCCATTTCGGTTTCTACAGTAATATTTGGGTCGGGTACATCACTCCAGTCACGCATTGGTATAACAACTTCTTCTAACGGTGTCAGTACATGATTAATAATACCTTTAATCTGCCCTTCAATTGATGCATTAGGAAAAGTCATGTTTTGTAACGGCGCAACAATACGTGATTTTACAAATTCTTCAAACACATTACTGTTATACCAGCTAGGGAAATGAACCATGTTAAAGAAAATTTCAAAGTTAGGCCAACGAGATGAAAATACATCAACATATTCTTTAAGATACATAACATTCAATGCTGATACAGTACACGTAATGCTTACGTAAATTTCTTTGTTTGTGTGTAAGGTATGGAAGTGATCTAAATTAGCACTAACAATATCCCAATCTGCGCCGTGTCGCAAGTATTCAAATCTTTCTTTTGATGCTGCGTCAATGCTAACACCGAAGCCTACATCTTTGAAGTTTGCAATTAATTTACCCACTAGATCAGTATGCAGTTGTGTACCGTTTGTACTAAAGTTTAAGGCGATATCTTTAGAAATACCGCGGTCAATAAGTTTTTCTGCAAAAGCTTTAAACTCTTTCATATACAAAGGTTCGCCGCCCATGATTTCTAGATACTTAATATCCTTGATCCAGTCGTCCATCTCAGTCCAAAACTTTGCATTTTCCATATCATCCATAGGAATTTGTACGGTTTCTTTTAAATATGGTAAACCACGATCTTCTGATTCTTTAACCCACTTACTGCTGTAGTTAGGATTGCAGGTTCTGCATTTGATATTACAAGTTGTTCCTAAGATAAGCTGAAAGTCTTGTGGCATTTCTGGCTCAGATGAATAATCAATTTCATCGTACCGCCATTTAGCATATCCGTTGTACATCTCTCGTTTAGATTGTTTACCATTTGCTTCATCTTGCCAGCAATGTTTACAGTTTGTAGGTAGTTTACCATCGCGAATTTCTTGGCGAATGTTCTTGTAATAATCGCTATGAAAAATATCCCTTACGCTAGTACTGCCTAAGGTAAACGGGGCACCGTTTGTGTCGTACACACGCTCCTGCGCGATGCAACAAGTTCTGACGAATCCGCCGGGTTCGTTACTCATGTGCTTCCACAGTAAACTACAGTATCTTGGTTCTGCCATAAAAAAATCCTATATAGAAGTTAGGGGCATTGCCCCTAACTTCAACCTTTATCTAGTATTACCGTAATGCACAACAAATACTCCTGATAGCTCAGGAGTCTTGCGCCACGGATCAACTACAACACTGCCTTTAGCAAACGATAACGCTGTACCATTGGCTGTGGCAACTGTGAGTGCTTCGTCGGCTCCGGTAACACGATGGTTAGCATACCATCCCTTTACAAAGTCCAACTGTTCACCGTAAGTGATCTGCGGATTATGTGCTAATAGATATACAGCAGGATTATCTAACACATCCTGCGGTGGAATTTCTCCCATTACTTCATCTAAATAATAAAGTTCCGCACCAAGTGATTCTACATAATGACCTACTAGCATACTGCTACTTCCAGCATCATATGGCACCAATGGCTTATAGGCTTTACCTACAATAATCACAGGCATGAGTGGTATAACACCTGCTCCGATCGAAGCAAGATCAACTAGCTTTTTAGCCATGTTTTCTGCTTGTACTTCACGACTACGCATTACTGCATCAAACAGATCGTATCCTAAGTCTAGTCTTTCTGCTAGATAGCGTAGGGCAATATTATCGCGAGGATGACATGCGCCGCCATCGCCCATGCCCGGCTTCATATAACCTGGACCCATGATGCGTCTATCGCTGGATGCTAGTGCATCGCAAACTACTTCGGCATTAACATGACCTAGCTTCTCTGCTACGTCTTGAATCATATTTACTAGACTTACTTTGGCACTAATGAATGTATTATAGAACACTTTAATACACTCAGTTTCTTCCCACGTGCCAATGATATAACGTGGTTCGTTCTGCATAATGGTCTTGTAGAAGTCTACAAGTTCCTTTGCATCACCTGTTTCGCTACCGTCTTCGGTGCCTATCATAACCATTTCTGGGTTAACCATATCCCATTTAACAGTACCCATAGCAATTAAGTATGGGTTATAAATGAAACGTGCATTAGTTATTAGTGGTTGTAATTGACTGCGAACTGTGCCTGGTAGCACGGTTGAAATAAGAACAATTAACTGAGAGGGGGTTGCAACAGCATTTACCTGACGTAGTACATCTTTAACCACACTGTAGTCAAAGTCTTTGTTGGGTAAATGGCTGGTAGGTGCTTTGCCATCATATTGTGGGTCATGCGGTGTTTCCACTGCAATGAATACAATATCTTGCCCTTGCACAGCCTGCTCTAAGTTGGGAACCATCTTAAAGTTTTCTGGACTGCGGGCAGAGATATCGTACCCTACAACATCATGAACCTCGGCAACCATCTCGGCGCAGGCTTGTCCTAACTTGCCTACTCCAATAAATCCGATTGAGGCCATTTGTATCTCCTAATTTTTTAAATACAGTTTTAACTGTACGCAATATTTATCAGGAGATTTTTAAAAATTTTGGTTTTTTAGAGTGCGCTTTTTAGCAGATCGTAAATCTTAAAATCATCTTGCCAATAGGTATTAATGTAATCTAGTGCTCGAGGATCTACTATACTAGTATATTTTTTGTACTGCCTAAACGAATAGTTGCTAAAATTTGATGTATTGGTTATTCCGTATTTTTCAGCAATCTCTGATACCATTAAATCTATATTCTCATACAAGAACACACGATTCACTAACCTATTATTATAGTTCAACCAAGTAGATTGCGGGCTAGCCTGAAACATGTTCATGTAGCATTTAAATGTTGAAAAGTTTTCTAAAATATTAACGTTTTCTACTTTTTTCAACATAGACTGAAAACTTAAAAATCGATCTAGAGGATTTCTGCATACTGCATATATATCGTATTCTGTTAATGGATAAGTCAATAGATTTAATTTAACGATTTCATCTAAAGTAGCATGTATTCCGTTAGTAGTAGTAATTGCTGACTCATTAAAATATCCCTCTTTAATTTTACTAGATTCATCTTTTCGTAAAACATCAGAATTGTCAACTAGTCTAATTATATTTTCTTCTAAGGGTAAATTTTCATAAAAATATACTGATACAGAAGTAGAACCCGTTTTGGGTACCCGTAGATATATAAACTTTTTTTCGTTACTTACTAACATCTCTACGCATCCACCAATTGTACAATTCAGCATCTGCTGCATATATGTTTTCGATGCGTAAGGGCTGATCGGGACGTATATCAGCAATCTTATCCTGCCAGTTGCGTCCTTTAAAAAACGATTCTTCTGCTTGATCGGGCCACTGTTCTTGAAATGTGGGTGTTACCAGCATGTTCTCTAATTCACGTATTAGAGTCTGTTGTTTGTGTGTGGCTCTAGGTACAATGTAATCTAAATTATCTTTAATAATACGATCTAAAATGTGTCGTGGCCATGCCATAGGACTAAACACAATATCAGGATGGAACGCAAACATACGTTTAGTTTCAATCTTAACGTCTAATTCTAGTGCATAGTCAAAGAAACGCTTTAGATCAAACATACCAGGACCAGTTAGTGTAAGGTCCATAAGCATACGATCCTTGCCACCCGGAAGTGCAACACCTTCGCGGAAATTTTGGTCCCACTGGTCCCACTTAAGGCCTGTTCGAATAAACTCACCAATCTTGCCGGTGCCATCAATGCTAGCACACATAGTCCAATCTTTGGCTTTAGGCAACCAATCGTACAAATAATGATTATTAAACCGTATACGACTTAAATTGCTGTTATAACGTAAGTGTACATTCTTTAGATTGTCGTCTTGTGCAAGTCTGTCCATTGCACGCCAGTGAATATCATACATCAATGGCTCGCCGCCTACCCAATATATTTCTTCTACTACACCACTACAGATAGCAGCCCAGAACTCCTCCTCTACAACTTCTTTTTGGAATCGGTCAATGATTGCCTTATTCTCCGGGACCATAAAGGGTTGATTGGCTGAGTTCCATAATCCATGCTTTCGTTTTTCTGCTTCCCAGCTCGACGAAAGAGGCTCACCACACGTACGACACTTAAAATTGCATAAATTACTGACCCTATAGTCAAAGCTAATAGGAACCATACTAGTACGTCCATCATCATCTGTCTCCTCAAATGCTTGTTCTATTTTATCTTTAAATAAAAATCCTGTAAACCATTGGCGGTAAGTGCTTTGACTTAAAATGCTATCATTACATACTGCACACTGTGGTATTGTTTCCCCAGCCATTAGCTTCTTACGAATATCCATCATATAAGGACTGTTCCAATGTTCGTCTAGGCTAACGGGTTTGTAATCGTCAATGGTGCCCACTTCCTTGTACTTGCCAGTGCTTTTATCATTACTAGCATCAATGTATTGGCGCTGCATCATATGTTCTTCGCGACTGGCGCAACACATACGGCGTTCACTTTGCGGACTAATATATGTATGTGTCCACGGCGCCATGCAGAATGTTCTGTTAGGCGACTCGGGGCTCATTTGTCCATGTTCCCAAATTGGTTTAATTTTGTTTGTCATATCTTATATATATCTATTACACCATAGTGGTCCATTGTGGCCACTGTTATTTTATGTCGCTTAATTACTGCAAACACTAGATCAATCATTATATGACTGTTACCGCAGATTATTTTTAGTGGCAACAAATGTTGATTCATAAAAATAAAATTTTCTACTAAGCGATCAACTTCATGATGTCTAATGCCGTGTAAATCAAGTGTGCTTTTTAAATTCATATTAGCCTTTTTCAAAAACCATCATAACGCAATGTTTTTTAGATGGGTGACTAATAAAATTTAACTTATTATAATCAATATGTGTTATGCATCTATACCCAACGGATTCTAATATTTTTATATATGTTTTATCGTTGATACCGATACACCAAGGTACCATAATTTCTGTGTCTTTATCTGTTTGCGAATTACCATTATCGTTAATTAATTCTCGCTCAATTGTTATATCAATCGAGCCCGATGTACTTTCAATAATTATATAAGTAGGCTTGCTCTTGTTAACAATTTTTTCTATTAAATCTAACGGACTTGATAAATGGTACAATAGACCCATGCATATTACTACATCAAACGTAGAATTTGATACGTTATAAAAATCATTTGCAGTCATAGGAAAAAATGTTACATTCTTAAAATCTGTAGCTAACTCATTTAAGCTATCTTTAAAGAAATCATCAGGTTCAACACAAACAAGAGAAGTTGGGTTATATTTAATAACAAGTCTAGAATGCCAAGAATCATTAGCAGCAAATTCTAGTACTGTTCTGTCATTGCATATAGAAAATATTTCTTTGCTATCCAAAAAGTTAATGTAAGTTTTCCACTCATCATCAACATTAGCCCATGCATAATTATATCTATCACCCATTTGCAATCTCTAGTATTTCTAAATTCTTATAATAATCATAAAACTGTTGTGGCGTAAGTATTGATGCATTATCACTGTCTTCATCACCTAAATACTTTTCAATAAATTCTACACCTTTGTATGCTACTGCTACACTAGGAAATATTCCTGCATCTTTACTTTCGTATCCAACGCGATACTTCTGCAATAGCAATTTATCAATAGTTGATAAGTCCATTTCTACTAGTTTAGGAGGAAAATCATCTGTTGTGTAATACACTGTTACTTTATGTTTCTGCGGAAATAAAATATTAGCATCGTTTAGGTGTTTGTAATTAAAAATAATTTTACTAAAATTATCTTTACAATAGCGACTAAGTTCATAAATATTTATTGCGCTGTTATGTAATTTTACAGTTGTAGCGTTGCAATACTCTTTAACGAATTCTGCTGCCGTACTGTCAGTTACACTCCATATTACTGGAATACCAATTTGATCTGCAAGTTTAGTAACACGTACAGCAGTCTCCTTATCAAGCTCACTTCTTTTAGCTACTTCTATATAAGGCAAATGCCCCCAGCGGCTGGGTATTGAAACATATTTCTTTTCTTCGGGTATAAGCAAACTAGGCGTGCTTTTAGTAATAACAACAGCATCAGCATTACACTGTGCTGCTGCTATTAGCCGCGTTTCCAGGACACTAATATCATTTTCGTGCCCTACTCCTATATTTGCGTATAGCTTAACCATCGCCCTCTACGCCGCCTAAGCCGTCTGAGTCGGTGTCCCACCCAATACTACTGCCGCCAATTTTTTTAAGTACTTCAGCACGGGCCTCAGGATCTAACGGACTGTCGTACCAGTCAACACTTTCTCCTGTTTTACGTTGGCGGATTCCCTGGACAACTACTTCACCATCTTCACTTACGGTACGATGTGCATAGATACTAGAGTCTTTGGGCTGTTGAATATCCTTTTCAGGTTTGTCGAGAGGAATCACGTTAATGCCATCATAGTACTCAACAAAGTCTGGGAACGTTTCGCGGAAGTTTTTACCTCGGCGAGCGTCATATTGCTCGTAGAATACTTTAAAGTCATGCTCAAGTAATGCACGATCCGCAGTGTTGCGGTGTGGAGTCTTAACAACGTCTAAATATTCAATTAGACGACTAACTTGATCCTGTTCCCAAGGTTGAACTAACTGCAAACCATTTGCATCACGCTCATCTTTTTCGCGCACGTTGTTGAGCCACTCAAAAATCTCATCGTGATATTTTTTACGTAACTCGTCTGGTAGCGTTAGCGGACTTTGGAAGCTGGGGAATCGTAGAATGTTACACGTAAATCCAGGACGATTGTGTCCATATTTACGTTTCATTTCTAGCATCCAGTTAAAGAAATCTACGATACTATGCAAACACAATGAATTAATTGTCATCATCATATGTAAGCCTTCGATACGTGCTTCGCTGCAAATACGCTCAAAGTTATGCTTCCATTCTTCCCAGTTTAGGCCATCACGAATATATTCAGCTTGCGGTCCAACAGACTCACAACTAGTGTACAAGTGAAAACGTGGAATATGCTGTGTACCGTCAATTAACTTGTCTATAAGTTCTTTCTTAGAACCTAAATTACTGTTAATAGCAAGACGCATCTTTTGCGCTTGCGGTGTGTCAGCATTTTCTTTGAACCAATCAAACAGCTTGTATATGTCTGGAGTCATTGTGGGTTCGCCGCCAGTAACACGAATTTCTTCTAGCTCCTTGGACAGCTCCGGCCACCAGCGCCAGAACGCATCTACATATGGATTGAATTCTTCTCTAGTAAAAGGCTCTGCATACGGAGCGTCGTCAATAAAGTGACCTCTAGCATCACTACGAATATTTTGATAGCCGCCGTTGTTACGAATGTCTTTGACCCATGTGCTGGAGAAAGCAGGATTGCAGTATGAACAAGCAAACTGACATGTACGGTTAAATGCAATTTCAAGTGTTTTTAAATTAACATCTTCGTTTGGATTCAGCTTTGCGATCTTCTTAAGGTCTTCGTCGTCGTAGATAACAGTCTTATAGGTACGATCACTTACAGGCTCGTTGCCGTCAGCATCCTTGCCCATGTCCTCAATCTTCCAGCAGTATTCACATTCCTTAGGACGCTTGCCTTCCTGCATCATTTCACGCATTTTCTTTTTGTGCTTAGTGTTATGAATTGCGCTAGGATTGTCCTTAAGTTCAGCAATATCAATGTTATGCGCGGGCGGGTGATGGCAGCTAGTAGTACCACCATGTCCTAACCAAATAGTAGCATTGTACCACTTAGCTGCACAGAAAGATTCACTCACAGAGTCAATCATTCTCTTTTTAAATTCTCTGTGGCTTTCGCCCTGCTTACGTCCCATTATTTGTCCTCTTCAATGATATTTCTTAACCGTGGCATTAAATGTGTACGAGCCCAAACGGGCGTCGCCGATATTTGATTTGGATGCATATCGTCTGCTAGCGGTAGATTTTGTTTAACGCACCAATCTAGCATCCCATACTCAATAAACTGTACCTTATCTTTATTTAACAAGTGTTGTAGCATTGGCCTGTCTTTCTCCGCTACCGCTTGCTCCCAGCCTAATGTGCATAGTACATTATGGCCGGCGGCTGCTAGTAATACAATATGCGCTACTGTTTCTTGTAGTACTACTTCTGCTATACTCTGTAACCCGTAAGGGTCAACAATTTCACGCTCAAACGAGTTTGCATCCTGACATAACATAACCGAAAGTTTTTCTTTGTCAAAGACATTTGGCAATTGTTTTTGATATTGACATAATGGATCTGTGGATTTGTCCTTAAGGTTTTGTATCATGTTTATAGGACCAATCTGTATTTCAGGTGTTAACACTGTATTGAATCTCGATACAGCATTAATTTCCCAAAAGAAAATGTCATCGCTGCCATATTCGTCTGACAACAAATAGTGTTGGAGTAGCAGTACCTGTGTACGATTGTTACCAGCGCCGACTGCAAGATTGTGATACCCTAAGTTTAACTCCTGGCAAAGTTGTCTAGCCCACGAAAACTCGAGATTATCAGCAGTAAGACTATCGCCTAGAAAAACAATCTTTCTCATCATTCCACCAATGCTTCAGCTTCTTGGCAAATTTGCCACCAGTCTTCCATTTCCGGAAACACTGATAAAAAGTCTGTGTCTCTACGCTGATCATGTTGCGTAAAGAACTTGTAAAAATTAGCTCTCGCTTTTAGTACTTCTTCTTCACTTAACTTACTGCCCGCTTTCATCCATTCTAGGTTACGACGTGCTTTATCTATTTCAAAGTCCTTAAAGCCTCTATAGTCTATATACTGTTCGTTGGCAGCATTAAGTTCCATAAAAGCAATAGCTTCTTCTAAGTAGTCTTGATACCATTCGGGCATTACTTGTATGCATTGCCAGTGTGGTGCTCGCAGTAGCGGAATGTCAAACCAAATACGTTGCTTTGGTTTAATTTCATAATCCGGGTGCTTGTGATCACCGTTGTCCGGTATTGGTATGTATTTAACGCCCTGCCGATCCTTGGCGAACTCTTCTCGGAGCTCTAAGATAAACTGCAACCATTCACGGAAGCTGGTCAAGCTAAGAGCATTAAATGTATTAATAAATGTGATAGTAGTGTTGTCTGTTTCACGTAACACACGCAACACATTATTCTTTAGCATTTCAAAGTCCATGCCATTACGCATGTACTCTGCTTGTTTACCAAAACCGTCACAGCTAACAAACACAGCAAAGTTCTTACAAGCCGGTGCTACATACCAGTTGTTTCCACTGTTTGGATTAAACTTCTGTGGATCTTCCCAAATTTGAATCTGTTCTAAATGCTGTAGCGATTCAATAAACTTGTCCATTAGCTGTGGCTTAGGCGGACACATGTTTGATGTCACACTCATCTCTAACCATGCGTTAGGATTATTGCGTACATAGTCAAGTACCTTAAATGTGTTTACGTCCATTAGTGGCTCACCGCCGGTCATACGAAACACTTCTAGACTTTTATACAGTTCAGGCCACCACTTCCAGAATGCTTCTACATACGGATTCTCATCTTGTGCTACACGTAAGGGCATTAGGCCTGCGCGAGCTAAACTTTCTGTGTTGTTATGCTCGCCGCCTACGATTTGATACGGTCCATAGTCTTTGACCTCTTGATGCCAGCTGGTGCTTAGATGCGGACTGCAATAGCTACACTTGAAGTTGCAGGCTTGGTTAAAGTTTACTTCCACATAACGTGGATTAATGTTGCCTTCCCACCCAGCTGCCTTAATATCTTCTTTGGCGTTTTGCGCCCAATATTCACCACTGCGATAAATGCGATCACTGCGGCCACCTACATCTTCAATCCGCCAGCAATAGCTGCACCCAGCTGGACGTTTTCCTTCCAGCATATCCTTACGCTGTTCTTTTTTCTCAGAGGTATTGTGCAGTGCGCTAGGATTAACAGCTAGTTCTTCTAGGTCAATTTTATGAGTAGGTGGGTGATAGCAACTATGTGTCATGCCATTAGTAAGATGCATAGATACTTGCGCCCATTTTGCATAACACATAGTGGAACTGATAGCATCTAATTCTTTTTGAGCAGCATCGGCCGCAGTTTCATAATGACTACTCATAGCTTATCGTAATACCAACCGTTATCCATAAATTTAATATGCTGTTGCCAGTCCATAACTACTTTATGCATATATTCGCCCTCAACAACTGACCAAATTTGGTTATCGTCAAACCCATCTTTTAAAAGATGGCTAGCAACAAGTTTAGCATATTTTTTCTTTGTTGTCAAGCTCATATTACTTACACAACAACCAGCAACTGTTAATCCTTTATCTTTACCACCTATTGTAAAAATTAACTGTTGTTCTGAACCTCGTAATAATCTATATAAAATAGTATCAGGAAAAGCAGATCTATCATACGCTATACTACTAGTAGAAAACACAAATGTCCCGCTCATTTTATCTTCTAGGTATTTTAACAGTAATAGTTTAAACCAAAAGCCAACTTTCCAAGTATTTATGAACGTATCATATGTTTCTTTTTGCTCTGCTAAAGGTTTGGTATAATCAAAGTCCTGACTTTGGATATTTGCATTAAAGAACACTCGATCAGGCAATTCGTTAGTGTTAATAGAATTAATAAATTCTTCGGGTTTACTATAATCTACATTGTGCCGGCCAAACTTAATTACCTCATGACCTGCTGACGCTAAATCTTCTATAATGTATGATGCATATTCTGACGATGCTCCAAAGAACCAATATCTCATATCAATTTTTAATCCTATCAAACATCATCGAAATAGAAAATCTATCTTTTTTCTCTTTTTTGTTTAATCCTACGCTGTGAAAACTGTTGTTCGAAACTTTAAATAGTAAAAGTTGATTAGATTTTCCGCCTACTTCAATTGGATCACTGCCAATTATGTCTGAATGAAATGTTGTACCGCAAATATCATCTAAGTACAACACACCTCTTATAGGTACTGTTTCCCAGTGATTATCGATGTGTGTCGGAAATATATTATCAGCTGGCAGTATAGAGGCACTGCATTTATTTTCTAAACACTTTTCATTCCATGTAGTATTAATGGCTGTTAATATTAGTTGTTCATTCTCTCTAAGTACTCCCATTAGTGGATGATAAGAAAGTGAGAAATGATACTCTAACGAATTATCAGTAATTGTGTAGTTTGGTAGAAAAAATTCATTATGTGATTTATCAAATAATACATCATCAAAAAAGTCGTTGATCAAAATGTATTCTATGCTATGGCATAGCTTAACATTTTCTCGACAAATTTGATCAATTTTTGATAACATTAAAGGAGACCCTTTTCTAACAATTCTTGAATCTGCTGTTCACGAATCATTACACCCCAACGCCGCGGATTCACATACGTCTTTTTAAAGAACTTGCACATCTGTGGGTCTGGATTAAACAGCATCATTTCGTTAATGCTTTCATTAAGTTCTTTACCTAGATCGCACACAGTATCATACAACATTTCGTTGTTCCATGCAACCTTTGTATAGCGGCAAACTGTGTCACCTGGAAACTGTGTTACAATTTCTTTATTGAAGTAATCTTTAAACCACTCGTAATCGGATATTAAATTTGTATCCCAATCTGTTAGTACACTTAGCTTACAACCTAAACGTGCGCCATATATAGCCCATAGACCATTTTCAACATCGCTGCCAATGTTGCACCATGTTTGTAGTCTGTTATAGTTGCCCCACCAGATCTTATCCTTAAATTCATCAGCACGAACACGCCTGCCTTGATCAAGGCTCATCTTTACGCCTTCTCTAAAGCCTGCGCGGAATGCCTGAAATGGACTGGCTGTTTGATGTACTTCACTGAATGTATCGTTAAGCTGAATGTAGTTTAGCTTCCAGCAGAACTCCATACCTTCGCCATCGCCTGCTGCTTCGTGTGTTTGCATCTGTAGTGCGTACTCTTTGGGCCAGCACTTTAGCCCGCCATTACCGTATACAAGACCGTTAAGCAAGTTCTTAGCGTTCCAGCTAAAGATGCTTTCGCTGATATTGTTACCATCATGATCAGTATCGGGTACATCAAGTACCTGCTCAAAGAAGTCATCCATAACGATGTTGTCACCGTCTACAGTAATAAAACGTTCGGTTTCACTTTGGCGGGCGCACTCTTTATGGGCAGCATCAAATCCCTTGACACCGTGTACACGTTTTGCCCATGGCACTTTGTTTAATAGATCGGCCCAGTTTTCTTCGGCATTGGGCTCATCATAAGAGATATAGAAGATGTCTAATTCGGTAACATCGATTTTTGCCATATGTATGTCCTGTGATTAAGTACGTACATATTTATCAAAGGCTTTTACGGTGTATATACTAGTTTGAGTTAGATCTATTGTTGTGTTAATAGTGACTGCATTTTCTAGTAATCGTTTTAAAGAAATGTATTCACTGTGAATCATTATATGAGGATTATTCGGCGCAGTAAAGTAGAATTTAAGTACCTTTTGTCCGTTAACTGTAGCCGATAGTGGGTCAATACTAGAATACTTTTCTATCGTACTTTTAGATAGCGTTACTGTAAATGCCGTCTCAGTTAAGTTACACATGCAATCATAGTTAGTTGAACTATTATCTATTAGAAGTAAAGAATTATTTTCAGCTGAAACTACTACGCTTTCCAGTGGCCTCGATTCTATACTATAAAGATTATCTACTAGCGGATCAGTCTTAACATAAAACAAATTCCAATTATTATTTTCTAAAATTTCTACCTGCTCATTACTGAATTCTTTGACCTGCCACCCCTCTTTAAGCGGCATATCCTCTTTGCTTACCGAAACAATCGTCCCGTCAGATAAAAAATACACCTTTGGCTGTTTAGCTAATTCCTGCCTAATGAGGCCTGCAAGGCCGCCAGCGGCTTCTTTGGCCGCTTGAAATCTTAAACGTCGCTCTTCTGCTTCTTTAGATACCATAGTCTTGTTCCATCTGTTTAATCATTTTAGCTGTGAGCCAGTCTTTTTCTACATAGTGAAATGGCAATAACTGCTGAAAGTTTCCTATTTTAAAGTCTCGGTAATTATTATAATATGTAGGTATAGTTTTAGACCAATTATGACTTATTAGTGATGTAGGCACGTTTTGTATATGACTTTTCATGTGTACAAAAGTTGGTACTGCATCGATATTTTCTCGGGTACACTCATGCTCTATACCCAATAGTTGCATAGCAAGTGCAAATGCCACATCTCCGCTGAGCCAGTCGGGTTTGCCTTCAGGCATGTACTTGTAAAAGAAACGCTGCCAGTGCTGGAATATTACTTCTGTCATAGCAAACAATTCACTGGCTAATTCGCTTTTCTTAAAATAAAAGAAAGCTGTGTACACATTAGGCAAGTTATTCTTTACAAAGTATTCTCGATAGTAGTTACTGCTAACAGTTTCCCCGCGGAAGGTACGTACTTTTGTTGTAGCCCATACATCACGTTGACTTAATATATCCCACCAATGACTTACATCTGTGGGGAATATCATATCTGTATCAAGTATAACTGTTTCGTCATACGGAGACATATACAAGTATTTCCACTTGTTATTGATTTTCCACTCTGCATCTGCTGCATCATCCTGCCAAGGAATGTCAATTATATAATCAAACACTTGCTTGTGCTTACTAGTGATCTTCTTTTTAGTTTCTGCATCCACACATACAGTTAAGTTATTAACAGTGCTTTGAGTAAGTTTTAAGTTAAGTGCAAGAGCATAAGCCTGTTGAAGATAATCAACAGTCCCAGTGTTTTGTGCTATAACTATATAACCCTTACTTGTTGTCATATACATATTCTATAAATTCAGGACAATAATAATCCACAAACTGTGCTTTAATAAATGGTAAAACAATTTCTTTTACAAATTGTGTGTGCATATATGATTGAGGATGAATATCTTTAAATTGATGTTTCTCCCCGTTATCTAAGGTTATGTTGAGTACAGGAAAGTGGTCGTCTGACCAGTGTTTGCAGCACCATGTATGCATACTTTCTATAGGTAACCACCTTGTTTTATCTACTAGATTATTTAACCAAGTGATATTTGGGTTACTTTTTTGATGCAATGAAATATCGTCCGTCATGAAGTCCGTCATGAAGTATTTAATACCTAAGTTGTCAAGATAATTTTGAACCCACAAAATTTTTTCTAAGGTTGCAACTCGCTGGTTTACCATGTCATGCATATGAGTATAGTAAATTTTATTTGTTTTTTCTGTCCAGTGATGATTCATAATTAACCATCCGCCGGGATCGTTTTGTACAACATGTGTCGGATTATCGCGCCAATGGTCAGTGTTTTCTAGTTGATGGTGCAAATTTTCAAAGTATATATCGTGTCGATCAGGCCCGCTCCACATGATACCAACTAAAATTTCTTCCGGTTTAGAACCTTGCTGTAGTGCTTGTTGAACAGCATGTACTGCCTTTCTTGCAATAAGGCCATTTCCTTGACTGCTTAATCCGAGATGGTTGCATTCAATGTTGTATGATGTAGTTAAATGACATGGCCATGAATAATTATTAGACACATCAGAAAAACTACAGCCAGAAGTAATTATATGTTTAAACTGCTTCATTTCTTCTCTTAATAATTTCCTGATGCTAATACGATTTTACAAATATGTTCTAGGCGTTCAATATGTTCATATGCTCGCCACGGTGTGGTATCAATTGCAACTACTCCGTGACCCTTAATACCTACGATATCATACGCAATATTGCCTTCACTGTCAAGACCTAAGTTGTTATGACACTGGGTAGCAAGTTCTTCGCTGATAGGAGGAACATCTCCTACATTTGGTGCAACCTTAGTGTATCTACCCAGTTCGGGGAAGTGTGTCACTAGCTCATTCAAGTTAATACCGGCGTGCATTGCAGCAACACAGTATGTGGGGTGTACGTGAACTACTACGCGAATGTCATTACTATGCTGACCCAATTCTTTCAGTAAACCAAAGTGCAATGGTAGTTCGCCACTTGGTTGCAACTCGCTAGAGATAGCAGTATAGGGTAGAATTTTGCAGATTGTTTCAGTGCCAGTATTCATTAGCCCAATCTTTTTAAATTGATCGGGCTGTAGAGTTTGCTTTCTTACCCCACTGGGAGTGATATAGAAGTGGTCACGGTCATGATGGCGAATACTGATATTGCCGTCGCGGCTAGTAATCCAGTTACGGGCGTAGGCGTCTTTTAGGATATCACAAATTGTTTCTAACATGATTAATTAATTCCTCTCCGGTTCGGTTAATAGCCCATTTATTCATAACATGTAAATCTACCCCACTCCATTTAGTTAGCATAAAGTCGCCAGGACTGCGAGGTTTTTCTAAATACATGATTAGCGTGCTATCATCAACTGCACTGTGTATGTCGTCTGTGTCAAATGTCTTGTATAGTGTAGTAGGCAATTGCGGAATTCCTCTGTCTTGGAATCCACTCATCATATGCGCTGCTATGCTAAAACTGTAATCATTTCTATACAAATGGCCTTTCCACTTGTAGATATCTTGATAGTACTGACGATTATTTTTTACATGTTTTACACAATTAAAGAAACTTTCGGCATAAGGAGTTTTACGAAAGTATACTACTGTAGCCCAATACATTGTGATACCAAAATCATTTAGTCGATTTAGTGTAGAATCTTTACGCTCATACATAATATCCTGATAGCGCCAATTCATCATTAGTTCTTCGTTGTGTCCCCAACATTGATTAAGTGTATCACTTAGTATTAAGTAGTCTACATCTAATAATATAGTTTCTTCGTACGGACTCAGATCATAAGCATCGCAACGATTAACATTATAAAATGATAATGTCTTTGCATTATGGCTGGTATCTTTAAATGTTCTAATATTTTGTTCTTTAAATTTTTTGTCTTTCTCAACAACAATAATGTTATTAATGGCTTTTTTAATTGTTGTTTTACCTAAACTTTTTTCTGCATAGTCAAGGCTAGCAGGATCGGTTACGACTGTGATATTTTTAATACCTAGGTGACGCTGAATTAGAAAGCTGTTAACTACAGCTAATCTAAAATAATCTATCTCTGCGTTATTGTGGGCAAACATAATGATGCCACGATCATTATTTGCCTTCTTCATTGAGATCTAGAACCTTGTGTACTTTGCGTGATTTGCGTAGCTTTTCGTATTCTGCATAGTAGTCGTTGGTTACTTCAAAATAACGACTAAGTATTTCACTATAAAAACTTTTTATATCAATTTTAATTGGGTTATTATAGATGTCTAGCAAGACTGCATCCGTTTGCTGTTCGTCCAGTAATAACTTACAGAAATTAAGCAGCGTCCGATCAATAGTAAATGTGCCACCGTTAATGCTGTAGCTAAGAAGACTCTGGGTTTTAGCTCGCAATGCTGCTTGCTGATTATTGAGTGTTACTCGATAATTCGCAAATTCTAGTGCTTGTGTTAGACGTGTGCTCATAGCTATATTTAAGTCAAAAAAAAGCCAGTAAGCTAACTTACTGGCTTTTTTAATTCTACTCTTTTAGTGAAATTACTTGGGTATAACCCGTGTAATTAATTACTTAGGCTGTTCCGCGTCGCCTTCGGCAGCATCTTTTACAGCAGTTGCAACAGCAGCTTCTTCGGTTACTGCTTCGTCAGCTGGTGCAGCTGGTGCAGCTTCTTCAGTAGCTACTACTGCGTTCTCAGCTTCAGGTGTTGCGTTTTCAGTTGAACAAGCTGCTAAACCAAGTAGTGCAGTTGCAACTGCGATTGTGGTGATCTTTTTCATAGCGTCATTTCTCCTTAAGTGTTTTTCGCTTAAATTATTTATATAATAAAAAAGCCAGCATAATTAAATACTGGCTTTTTAGTGTACTTTACTCTACTCTCGAGTGACCTGCATAGTGTGCATTGTTAAGAGGCAATTTGGGTTCTATTAACTATATTTATGAACCGCTGATAGCTGCCATGCTAATTGTTGGGGCAGTAATAGTAATGCTCGAACCGTTTGCATTTGGCTGTTTTCTACGACCATTAAGTGTAAGTGTACCGTCAATGCTGTCAGTGTATCCTGCTGCATCATCGCCTGTAGCCGGAACACCGTCTGGACCAATAGCACCATCAGCGGATGCTGCGGCTGCTGCGGTATAAGGATCGAACCACGTAGCAGTCAATGTTATAACAGTTGGATCTGTTATACTATTAACACGGCCTTGTAGTCTAAAGTAGTTTGACGCATATGCGCCTGATCCATACTTAATGAATAACTGTTGATCGGAAGCAGTTAGTTCATAAAAACCTAAACCTGCACTTGTACCCGAGCTACCAGTAGTATCATTATAGTTCATTAGGACATCGCCCATTGCGCTTAGTAAGTTAGTCCAGTCAGTGTTTTGTGAACTAGCTGAGCCGCCTGCGCGGGATGAGCTTACACCTAGTGCGCCGCCTGCATTAAAAAATGCTCGAGCTGCACCTTCACTTGCAAAGGTCCATGTAGTTACTTCTGTTAGCGTACTAGTCCATGCTGTTGTTCTTGTAACATTGCTAACGCTAGACATTGTTGTACTTGCTGGACTAAATCTGTTATCCCAACAATCCTTAATGTTTAGCATTAAGTTATTCCAAGTAGTTGCAGCGATCGATGTAGCAGTTGTTACGTCAGTGCCTACGCCTGTACGCACTGTTTGACCTAAGAATGCACATAGTGACTGCACATCGTCTTGTAAACGTTTAAAGCCGCCTGTAGCGTTATCTGCATAAACTAAACCGCCTGAGCTAGCAGCACTAACACCTGCGCCGCCTTGGGTGTAGCCGTATGTGCTGTTTGCGGTATATGTACCTAATGTTACATCTGCCGCTGTGCCAAGCAAGAGGTTTACGTTAGTTCTTGCATTGTTAAAATCGGCAGGAGCAACAGTATCAGTACCTGCGACAGCCTGAGTCATTGTAGTCATTCCGCCGGATGTAATTGTTGCACCTGATGCCATGTAACTCTCCTAAATTAATATACTATTTATTTTATTTCACGCCTATTACAGCTTCAACAACACCTAAATCGTCGTTGTCTTTCTGTTCAAGACTTCTTCCAATAACTTTTCTTGGATCGTATTCGTTAAATCCTAGTGCCATTGCTGTGCCAGGCAAATGACTACTTATGAGTCTTTCGCCCTTTAATACTTTACCTACTACCTTAACTGGTACGCGACCTGTCATTGCAACTGGAAGACCAGTTGATTCACTATTCATTAAGTAAGCAGGATCAGTTGAAATTACACCAAATACATTTGTATCTTCGATACTTGTTGTTTGAGTAATTTCTGCACTACCGCCTAACTTAATCACTGTGCCTGGGGCGTAGTCAGCGTCACTAGCATAAATTTCTGCCAAGTCAGCATAGCGTGCGCTAGTGGCAATTGCGGTTACAACGTTAGCTGCAAAACTACCTGCGCTGTCTCTTAGTACTAGTGTATTAGGTGTTGCTGGTGTTACTGCGTCTGTGGCAGTGCCTGTTGCAAAACTTACGTTACCGCTTACATTAAATTGTGTAGTATGGATTGTGCTAATTCTCGAACTGCTGTTACCGATTGCTACGTTACCAGCAGTAAAAACAGCGCCAGTTGTACCGTTACCTAAGTATAGTGCCCCAGTAAATGTATCTGCAAATCTATAACTTGCACTACCAATGTTGTAAGTGTTAGTAGCATCAGGTGTATAACTTCTACCAGTATGAATTACTTCAGTAGCACTAATATTAGCACCATCTGCGCCCACACTGCCTAAGTTTAGTCTATATGCTGCATCGGCACGATAAGCACGTTGACTTAATGCTAGTGATGTAGTATCGTATTCTGTACGTAAGTTTAAGCCAGGGCGAATAATTGAACCAATACCGCCAGTGCCTACTAATTCAGCATACCAGTTGCGATCTTCACCTTCTGTATTGCTGTTTGAGTTATCTGCTGTAAATTGTGCGTGGTCGCTGAAAATAGCCATAATAGTTTCAGCGCCTGAATTTGTAACAGTACTGCCAACATTAACTGAAGGACTTGCGGAATCGTTAGCGTATGTTAATGCTAACACTGCACGGTCTACGCCTGTGCTGTCTTTTAAGAAAATATTACGTAGTTTTGTACCATAGTTAGAGGGACTGCCTATGTTAGGTGTAGCTTGATATGCATTTGAAATTTCTCCTGCATAACCTGCAAATTTAAAACTGCTACCATCATATATACGTAACTTATCGTCAGTGGTGTCGAACCATGCTGTGCCTGCTGCTAAGTTAGTTAATGGCTGTGTGGTTCCTACAACAATACCAGTTGATCTTTTCCATCGTGTTCCGTCGTATACACGTAGTAAGTTCTCTGTTTTGTCGTACCATACTTGACCAGTAAGTGTAGTACTTGCGCTAGGTGCAGTTGCACTAGCAAAGTTTTCTAACTGACGCACAGCATTTTGTGCAAAGTATAAACCGTAGTTAGATACGTTTCTACCAACTAATGCTAACGCATAGCTGCTGGTATCTATCGTACTGTCAGCAACTGTTGTTGAAACACTCCCGTCACTGTTATTAAATGTATATGGCATTCTTATTCCCTCAAATAATGTTAGCTCAACTGTACTCTGACAGTGTAGATTATCTCAATAATTCTGTTTTGTGACTTTTGTACAGGATGAAAAACAACATGTGTTAACATAGTACTTGTGTTAATGGGCGTGTCGTCTGTTGGATCGCTAGGATAACTAAACAGCGCCAGCTCATCAAAAATATAGTCGCCTTCGTTTGTTGTACTGCTGTCAAATAAGTCTTGGTCACTGGGTTCAGCATATCCTAGTGTGCAGGTTACTTTGATATCAGTGTAACTCGGCCCAGGGATAATTTGAATCTTGTCTGTTTCAGTATCAGCTGAGATAATCTTATAGTAAGTTCTACTGTACAGATTGGCACCAGTTTCATATGCTTCACTCACACGGGGTGATTTGTAAATAACTCTACCTGCTGTATCTACGCTGGTAGCGCCGTTTCCAAATGCCATATAATGAACGTAAGCACCTTGTGCATTGTTTAATGCATTAGCAATTAAGTTAGCCATATTGCCGTAATGAATAGCATTACGCTTGTTGATGAGTTCTTCGCCTGTTTCTTTGTCACGAATTAGGATATGCCCACTTAGGTTAATACCCGCAACATCATCTGGCTTATTTTTTTGAGTATTTTGCTCTTGCATATTCTCTTTGCCTTCGTCTTTGTCTAACATACGTTTATTTATCACTTTTTTTAAAGTAGTACATAATTTTTAAATTCCGTGGATGAATTTCATTAAGCTTTCAGTATTAGCATAGTCTGCGTTAGCAACGTCTGCCAAGCTAAGTGCAGTGTTTGCGCCTGCATTAAGTGTAGGAATTTCTAAGGTTACTGTTACGTTACCGTTTAGGACTGGCGCAATATTTTCATCAAGCGGATCGATATCAAATGCATGATAATCCCACATACCATCTTGCATAAAGAGGTCATCTTCTACAGTAATTGTGTTGTTGGCCCCGTCAATATCCTTGATGTAGAAGAATGTAACATTACTTGCATATGATACTGTATAGCTCGTGCCTTCTGCTGTTAGCAAGTTACCATTAGCAGTAATAGCTACTGTCTCGCCCTGATTTAGTAGAGCGATGGTATTTGCAGCAGTTGTAAGTGTTAACTGATTTGCACCTACAGTAGCATTAGCTGAAGAAACTGCCATGTTTGCTCTTGCAAACGAATTTGCATTTCCGGTTTCTGCATATGCAACATTAGCATAAGCTACAGTAGAAACATTGTATGTTTCATATGTGTAGAATTCTGATCCAACTTCTAACCAAACTGCACGGTTTGTATCTAGTCTGTTAAATGTTTCTTCTTCAGATCCTTCTACTACAGTAATCGTTACATCATTATTGTAAATGTCTTTGATTAAGTGATCCTGTACACTAGTACCTACACTACCTCTGGTTAGTTGGCTAAATGTGTTTCCATCTTTACGCTCATACAGCACACGCTCAGTGCCTACCCAAATTACACCTGGATCGCCCGGGCGTGGTGTCTGGAATACGCTTGCATCATCAACTGTAATTTCAGTTGAATATGTGTAAACGTTTGATGTTACTGTTGCAGTTTTATTAGATGAAATTCTAATAAACTCGGTATCACCAAACAAGTTCTGATGCATTCGGTATTGTACTGCAACTGCACTTGGTGTTACAGGAGTTGTGCTAGTGTTGCCGCTAGCATAAGGGCTAGTGTAAACATCTATGATTAGACTTTCTAACGGATCAAGCATTACCATTTCTTCTGGGCGTTCTTCACCGTATAGAATCTTCTTAAATGTTGCACCGTCAAAACCTTCGTAGGTTTCGTTGTTGCGTCTTAGTGTGATATTGCCCTGTGTTAGTTCACTAAAGATACCTTCGTAGTTAGTTACTTCAACACTTCGATCAAACCCATATGCATCCCACGCATCAGTGTCCCAACCAAAGTTAGTTAAGAATGTAGTTGTTGGATCTAGGCCGTACACTACTTTGCTAAACACATTAGCATCAATAGTTTCGCCTCTCCATCCGCCACCAACTTTTTCTTTTACAAGATTTAATGTAACAGCTAAGTTACCTGAATTGATAATGTCATACAATACCGTAGCATTAGTTGTAATGCTGGTATTAGAGCCGGCTGTAATATCATTATAATGAGTGCTTACTTCAGCAGCAAATGCAAATCTAACTTCTGAGTCAAACTTAAATATTCTGTCAATTGCTCTCATTTGAACATTAGCAGTAATCTGTGCTTCTGTCATTTGGTTCAAATTAGCAATGTTTCTAGCAATACTTAAATTAATTGGTGTTGTGCTTGCATTATGACCAAACTGTGTTAGCTGATAGTTTGTTCGATCAAATACTAATGTAGTATTATTGTGTCTAAATACACTATCACCTTTGTTTGTAATGCTAAAGTAATTACTATAAGCATTGTCAAAGAACATGATGTTAGCATCATTTTGACTAAAGTCATCTAGTACACGTACAACGCCTAGCTCGCGATCGATATATGGTGGTTTATCAAAGTCACTAACCATTGTTGCACCAATAGTTTCAATTGGTGGTCGCTTCCCGTCTCTGTATTCACGAATCTTAGCACTGAACGGTTTAACTTCGTTCATGTATTCAATAATACGAGCAAAATTATCTGGTCTAAATCCAACTGTAGGAATTAAATCTTCCTCGTCTTTCTCAATATATAGATAAGAAGTTTTGAATGCCCAACTTAACTGAGGTTGTTCAGTGTATGCATATTTTAACATTTCAAAGAACACTTTATTCCATAGCCCGATATCGTTAAAGATCGGATTTCTTAGGATGTTTAGTAAGATACGCAATTCGTATGCAACTGTGCCTGGACGGCCAGCTGTTATTATTGTTGGTTTAATTTGTAACGTTTCATTTTTAATGCTAATTAGTTTGAAATTATTTTCCGATGCAACATAGATCCAAAGTTGAGGTCTATCAGAAGTTGCAGACTTAACTTGTATAACTGCCCCGTCTGGTAAATTCTTTAGTGTGTATAATTCACCAACACTACCAACATTGAACACAGGCTTGTAACTGTTATCATATCTAATTTTAGTGTTGCGATAAGTGTCTACTCTTTCAACTTCGTACCAATTTACACGTTCTAAATAAGTTAGTGTGTCAGGCAATGTTGCATCCCAACTTGAATATTGAGTCTCAAGTTTCAAATCTCGTAATAATTCATTTACCACTGATCGGAATGTTCTACGAGCTGCCTTAACATCATTAAACAGTGTTTGTCTTGGTCGGAAGGCGATGCCGTATTTTTCAACTTCGCTTAAGGTTGGATCAGGTACCTGCTGGCCTATAGCATTTTCGCCGCATAAACTATCAATTAGTTTTTCGCTGATGTGTTCTGGTATAATACTATTATTGTCGTTTTCGCGAACCAATTTCCATGCGGTATGTTTAATACCATCACTGGTAGTATTTCTAGAAACATTGATCTGTATTACATTTTCTTCTTTCATATGCTGTGAAACATTATGTAGTACAAAGCTCTCATCGCTAATAAAGCTAGCCATTGTTAAACCATAGCCAACTGGATTAGCAATATAACGTGCAATTGTTTCAGTGTCAAACTGGCGGCCTAAGCTACGTGTAGCTCTGCCGTCAACTATAGTTCTATTTTGTACCCAATAATAGTAGTAAGTTACATACTTGCTTGTTTCAGGATCAATTCGTCTTTCAGCAATATACTTGTCCGGCCAGCGCGGTGTTCCGTTACCGTTCCAGTTCTGCGGAAGTGCCTTACTTTCAACCCACTCACAAATAGTGACTGCACTGCCTGGGAAAGTGCGACCCCAGTTAACCCAACGCTCGCGGTTTGAACCCTGCTCGTACCACATGTACTTGATAGTGCTAGTGTCCCACCATACCTTACCAACATTATTAACACCAAATCGTGTGCGAGCATTATTATAGTTTACCGGATCGTTTTCAGCAATATAATGAATTTCATTTTGAATGAATCCAGGTAGTACACCTTTAAACGGATCCCATAGATCAAACTGCACAGTCTTGTTACCAGTATCCGGATCATACATTAGTGCGTTCTTAACATAGTTGGTATCGACCATAGGGGTCTGCCAACGTTGTGGTGTGCCGTTTTCCAAATATGCCCAGCCACCTGGTGTAAAATCAGGCATTGAGATATTAGCCGGATCTAAGTTAACGTATTGGTCAATCCAAACATTAGCTAATTCATCTCCGTCTTGTTCCAGATCTGATAGATAAATTTTATTTTCATTGTAGTCAGATACATTGTTATAGCGTTGACTTTCGAACACAAACACATTTACATTTTGATTTTTTTGTCCTTGTAGTGTTACTGTGTTTCCAAAAATATTTCTAATGTCATACTTATAGTATTCTCTTACATATGTTATGCCACCATCTGCTCCAAACCCTGTGTTTTGTAGTTCAGGATTTAATCTAGTTGATACATATTTCTCTGGATCAGGGATAATTGGTCCGTCAGTTTTAATTGAGTCAACACACAATAGTGAAAGAATAGTTGGGGGTGCTGCTTGAGCTGCAAGAGCTTCAGTGGTTGTGTATTTTGCAATGTCTTCTTGCGACAGCAGACCGAATGGTCCTGATTCGTATAGATTTTCGTATTCCTTAGCCAGCTGGCTGTCGGATAAGTTTGGCTCTACAAATTCTGCTTCAATACACAACATTCCAACATTATAGTCACCGATCTCGATTCCTAATTTTTCTGGGAACCCAGGTGTGTTTGTGTCAATATTAATACTAGGATAACTTGTTACTAGATTCAATTTGCCAACACCCGGGGCTGCAGGAATTGGTCTAAATGCGATGTCTTCAGGTAGGTAGCCAGCGCCTGCGAGTGCGTTGTTTAATGCATCAGCAAGTGTTTTGGGTACATCAATTTCGACTACCTGATCAGGTAATCCAAGATCTTCTTTAGCACGGCCTTTTTCTGAGCAATCAGGAACGTCGTCTGCGGTTAAGAATACGCGAGCACCAGTACCGCCTGCAACACGTAATGGTGTTGCATAATTTCCAAAATCAGGATCCAACGGATCAATTACTATAGCATATTGTTTAGCTAGACGTTGGCCGCCAATATCGATAGAAGTTTGCGGATCGTATGCGCCTGGTGAACCAGTATATGGTGCCCATGTCTTTGACACAGCATCGTATTTAAATTCTGGATATTGTATAGATTGTCTAGTTCCGTCGGATTTTTTAATAATATTAGGATGCTTACCGTTTATGAATGGTGGTACTGAATTATTTCCAGTACCACCATACTCAGGATGGTTTTGACCATATGGAGTATTATTTGAGTCCGAAGGATCTGCTATGCCTAGATTATTACTGTTAGCAAAGGCTGGTAGACCTAACAAGTCATAGTCATATTCTAGTGGAATACCTTGTGTCAAATCTGCCGGGAACACTTTGTACAAGCCTCTGTCAATAACACGTAGACTTGTAATAGCACCGTTGTCGTCGACGCCAGTTACAATAAATTTAGCAACACGCAGTGGTCCTGCTAGTGACTTGT